ACCCAGCTTGTGCGCGACACCATGAAGTTGGTATCTGATGGCGGCATCGATCCCACTGAGATGCACTGGTTTGACGCGACCGGATGCTTTATGGATCAAAGCGAGGAGTCTCAGACACCTTTGCTCGACAGCAGGCCACCATTTCGCAAGTGCATGGTCTGTTGGGAGGGGCAGTCCAGAAACCACCAGAGGATGCGAATGTGGCTACTGGTGGCGGGGGATGATCCCGAAGAGGGCATCGTGTTGACTGTCTGGAGGCAGCCAGCCACCCAGCGCCCGGTGGCGTCGCCCATCATGGTTTACCTCATCGACGATGGACAGATCCGCTACGGCCCGATGGATGAGGGGGTTACGATGGACAAGACCGAGGCCGAGATGATCCTTGGGTTTGTCTCGGCGTGGTACGAGTCCCTATCCCGGCGCAGTCAGGCGTACATCCCCAGTGTGGCCCAGACCTTCACAAACCGGCGCAAGATCGCGCAAGGCAAGCCGCCCTCATACGACTGGCGCACCGTCATCATCGAGCCTGTAGCGCCCCGCAAAGAGTCTCAGGGGGGTACTCATGCCTCGCCCCGCCTGCATGACCGCAGGGGGCACCTCAGAAGGCTACGCAGCGGTAAGAACGTCTGGGTCAAAGCCTGCAAGGTTGGCGACCCCACAAAAGGTGTTGTGTTCCACGACTACAAGATTGCGGAGGCGGCATGAACAAAGAAACTGAACTGTCGGTTAAAACCATTTTCTTGATCATCGCCGTTGCGCTGTTAGCGTTTTGGCACTTGGTCATCTACCTGATCTACTGGGGACTGCTATGACCGAAGAAGATGAAGCATTCAACTGGGTTGAGACTGAGTCCAAGCTCAGGCAGCAACTTATTCATCAACTGACTCACAAGGTGGATCCGGTGGAAGACTTCCGGGCGAGGCTGGCGCAGGCTATCGAGGCCATGCCTTTTGGAGACACCGCAGCCAGCTTTGCAGCGTTTGTGAGAGCGTTTAAATGAGGCCCCGGTACGAGACCGAGGAGCATCTTGAGGCCGAGGGCAAGACCGCCGCCGTTCTGGCAAAGGCTTGGAACTGTGAGTTCCACAAGATGCCCATACGCTACAACTTGGACTTCGTAGCCAAGAGGGGTGACATTGCATTGGCCTTCTGTGAGTTCAAAACCCGCAACTACACGATGTCCCAAATCGACAGCATGGGCGGCTACCTCCTGAGCATCGGTAAATGGGCGGCTGCAAAGACCATCTGCGAGGCGTCCGGCCTACCGTTTACACTGATCGTCAGTACCACCGATGGCATCTGGTACTACACCGTCAAAGACTTCAAGCCCGACAGCGTTCTTGTCAGAGGCAGGAAAGATCGCCACGACTGGCAGGACATTGAGCCGTGTGTGCTGCTCAAGACCAGCCGTTTTACAAAGTTCAATGTACCGCGATAAGTATCTTTTGGAGGCCGTCAGGCTCTCTCCCTGTCAGCACTGCGGGATTCAGGACGGCACTGTGGTGGCCGCTCATTCAAACCAACTGCGCGATGGGAAGGGCAGGAGCATCAAGGCCCACGACTTCAGGATCGCCGCCCTGTGCTTTAAATGCCACTACGAGCTGGATCAAGGCAGCAAGCTCACAAAGGATGAGCGTTTAAACATGTGGGAAGACGCCCACCGGGCCACGGTAGGCTGGCTCTTCCTTAACGACCTCATTTCAGTGAAGCGATAGCCTTCTTGACTTCCTGAATGTTCTTGGTCAGGTTGTTCTCTGCCTGATTGATGGTCAGCAGGCCGTCCCGCTTTTCCTCTGCGCTCATGGTGGAGGACTGGATGACAACCCTCATCTCCCGCAGTTCCTTCATGGTCTTCTCAAGGTCTCGGATGTAATCCTTGACCGCCAGCGGACCCAAGTTATCCTGCACATACTGAGCAAACTTCTCAGGCTCCATCGTCCGCTCAAGCAGGTTCATCGTTCGCACGGTGGTGTCAACCGAATCCTTCATCTCGTAGTAGGCGGTGACTGTGCCCCGGGCGGCAGGATCAACGGCAAACCTCTTGATGACTGGCATCTGTTCAAACCGCTTGGCCGCTTTGGGGCTGTCGCCAAACTGATCCATGATGTAGTCGATGGTGTCGATTGCGTACATACCCATCGTGCCGGTATAGCCCTTGATGATGTGGTCAACCTTCATGGGCGACAGGCCGAGATTCTCCCCAATCGCTTTGGCGATCTTCGATGTACCCGGGCCAACCTGATACTCAGCCGCAACATCCTGCATGCCCTGACCAACGATCTGCCGCCAAGTGAAGGGGTTGAAGTTAAACGCCGTCTCAAGGACTGGCTTGACGACCTGCGGGATTGGGTTAAACGCAAAGGTACTCATGAAGTTGCGCTTCATCGACTCCGTGAAGTCTTTACCTGTGTCATTGCCAAATGAGTAGGCCATGATCCGCTCGGGGATGGTCTTGAAAAGAACACCCACCTCGAAAGGAATCGGGATGCGGATGCCCAAGCTGGGGATGATCCAGTTGTTGTCCTTGGTCTCCTGCTCTTGAGATTTGTAATCATCCTCGTCATGGACCATCATCCAGTAGTATGCAGAGATGGCCATCATGGTAGAGCCACGCAGCCAGAACTTGCGCTGGATCGCCGCCTTATCAGCCATGTTCATGTTGCCGGTGGATGCTCTGTAGAACAGGTCAAGACCTTGCATACGGGCGTTGAGGAAGGGAACCCCTGCGGTCAGGATACGGACCAGTGGGGAGTTGCCCTTGCGGTTGAAGTTCATCACCTCCAAAGCCCTGAAGAGCGCCTCGGCCTCGTTGCCTGTGTCGTTTAAAACACGCTCATAGACCAAAGCACGCGTAGCTGCGTCGGACGCCTCGGTTCCGCGTTCCAAAGCTCCCCACAGTGATTTAAACGGGCGAAGGACCAGCGGTGCTTTTTTCCCGGCTTTTTCTGACAGGTCTTCCTCAAGCTGCCGCCCAGAGCGTTCGATGTTCTGGCTGAACTCGTAGCCGCCAATCACCCCGGCATCCAACAAAGCCTCGTAGCCTTTGGATTTCTTGGCGAGGGCCTTGCCAAAATTGATGACCGTACCTGCGATAGGGGTCATTTTTTGGCCCGAAGTCACCCATGCGGACAGCGAATCACGCATCAGGTTGGCCATCATGAAGCCGGGGTCCTTGGTCACCAAGTTGCGCAGGGCGTTGGCGGGCGCAGCGATGATCCCAAGACCGGGTATCTCGTTTAAATGCAAGCTGCTGATGGCGTCAATGAGCAGTGCATCGGGTGTGCGGTATGAAACACGCTTGCCGTTCTCCAGAACATGGAACACATCCGGCCCGTTAGCATCGTGATCAAGCCTCTCTGCGCCCATGCCGGGGGCCTTGACCTTGGTCACAACCCCGACCGCTCTCTGAGCCGCAGCGTTCTTCACCCCCGCCTGAATCATCGACTGGGTGTTACGCACCGCAGTCTCAAGGAAGTCGGCCAATGGAGCTGTGCCACCCTTGAGCTTCTTGGGTGGTTTAACGCCAGCAATCGATTGGAAGATGTTCGGGCCAACAGTGGTCTCTCCGTCCATCTGGCGGTAGAAGGGCACGTAATCGGCATACCGCATAAACGCTTCTGCGTTCTGCTCGGAGATCACCCCCGTATCCCGGGCGTACTTGACCAGACCATTGTTGAACTCGATGAACTCTTTCTGGACCGTCACAAACTCTGGAAACTTGTCCTGAAGATACTTGGCGTACTGGACATCGGTGTTGTCGATGCCGGTCTCCTTGCCTTCAGCGTTTAAACGCACTCCGCGCTTAACCATCGCCCAGTACTGGTAGTACTGATAAATCTTCGGATCACCGTAACGGGCCAGAGGCTGGAGGATCGCAATCAAGCCCTTCTTGCTGCGGTCGATGGTGGTCACGCCGTTCTTGTAAACGGGGATGCCACCATTGCGATCTCCAAATCCCATAGCCGATGCCGCAACCCCTGCGCCAAGATCAGACATGAGTGCTGCTGCCTCTGCGCTTTGATCTGCGAGAAGCTCTTTGCCGCCCATCTGCTCGACCAGCTTTCTGTCGTAGACACCCAACTGGTTGTACTGGTTGAGGACACGCTGACGGAAATAGGAGAAGTTCTTGGGACTGATGGCCTCAGTCATGCGCTCAAAGAAGCCTTCGGGCTCTCTGCGGAAGGTTGTCTCCCCGATCCGGGTCTCCATCGCTTTCGGGATGGCGGGAAGGCTGTATTTGACCTTGCTGCTCATCCGAGTGAACTTCTCCATCGCCTTGTCTTTGTTGGCGTAGGAGAGCGGCTCAACCTCTGCCGCCATCAAAACCGATGACACTGAGTCAGGGTATTGGGCGGTCAGCATTTTTACCGGAATGGACTTCGCATCTTCAGCCCGAAGGTGAATGTAGATTGGTACTTCGTTATAACCAGCCCCGTGGAGAGCCAGCATGCGATGACGGCCCTCGTGACCCGTAATTTTCCACTCACCATTTTTTTCTGACACGGACAAAAATGGAACTTGGTCGTAGTTCCTCATCCTCTCAGGATCAAGTGGCTCTTGCTCTTGAAGCAGTCTTTCAAAAGTTTCAGGCGATGCTGTGGCACGGACGAAATCCATCGGATCAACAAACGCAAGGTAACCCTTGGTCTTGTTCTCCGCATCGTTCTGGGTGTACATGGATTCATTCCACAGCTTCTCAAAACGATTATCGGAATAGCGCACATTCTTCAGGCTGTAGCGGATGTCCTTGGTCTCAAGGCCGTAGTCACCGAGGTTGCCGGTTACTGACTTGAGTTGCTCGGGCTTGTAAACGGCGTAGTTCTTCGGCGAGGCCCTGTTCTCCCTCACGGTAAACGCATCAAAGCCGAGGGCGCGAATGGCCTGCTGTACCCGCTTGTCCTCGATGGCTTGCCACAATCCTTGAGAGATGCGACCCTTCATCCCGGCCAACCACTTCTCGGGGAAATCCTGCGGGATTTGGGTGTTACGGGCAACCCAGTCCATGACCAGATTGACATGGTCCGAGTTCTCAAAATCAAACGGTGTCTCTGCCCGGGCGTACAGGGGCATGATTGACATGCGGGTGGGAGACAGATCAAGCAGGGCGGCGTAAACCTGCGCTTCAATGTCGCCAAAGTCCCCATAGTCAGGAACCTTGCGATTGGCTTGCTTGATGAAGTCGGTGCCCTCCCTCTCGGAGATGGAGCCCTTCTTGACCTCCTCATCCACAACACGCTGGAAAAAATCCAGCTTCTCGGCCTTGTTTAAAGCCTTGTAGATTTCACGACGCAGCCTGTCTTCTGCGATGCTGCCAAATGTTTCTGCCTCTTCTGGAGTGTCAGCGAGGAAGATGGCTTGAGACTGGCCTGCCGGGGTGAACTCAAAAAACTCCCGGGCGGTGGCGTGGTAGAAAACCTTGGCCTTGCCATCCTTGTCCAACCACCTGTTAGCACCATTGAATAGCCTGAACTCCCGTGTGGTTGGGACTTCCGTCTTTGCTACAGCCTCCTTGACCGCCTTGACGGAGGGGAATGCTACGCCTTTGAGGCTGTAGCGGGTGGCAGACTTAGATGTTTTTACATCATGCTTACCGACAAGAACGGCATAACCGTTGTGTTGAAGCGGATCGTTGAGCAGGTAGCCGTCGAAGCCAGCTTCCTTTACGCCGCGCTCCCAATTGTTGCGGCGCTCCTCTGCCGTCTCACCGTTGGCTCGTTTAACAATTCCCAGTGGGTCTTTGAGAACATCGTACAGATTGTTGAGCTTGATAACATGAGGTACACCGCCGACCCCAGACTCAGGAATGATGCCACGGCCCTTATCAACATAGAAGTATGCGCGACTGCGGATATCCGAATTTTTTGGCTCCATGAGCCTGTCGCGCTCCATGCCGCGCAAACCAGAGCCGTAGAAGGCGGTGGAAATAATTGGGCGTTGTTGCTTGCTGAAATGAACGCCGACTGCGCTTACTGAGTTTGCTCTTGGCGTCCCGTATTCGGCTTGCGCATCGCCGACTCGTATCTCGTTACCGCGCTCTCCGCCTCGTTGGCGAGCCGCTCCTCTGGCGTCGATCCAACGATCTCGGAGGGCGATTGCGGATTCCGCAATGGCCTCCAAACGCTTACGCCCTTGCCCCCGAACAGTGTCTCGTTCGGCTTGTAAGTCCTGTGTATCACGTTCGCCATATCTCGTTCCCTCAAGGTAATCTTCTCTCTTGCTGGCCTCAACCAAATCGCTGTGGAACCGCATCGGCTCGTACACCTCGATGTCGCCAACATAATCAAACTCATTGATAGCATCAACGATTGCTTGATGATATTGCTTATCCGTCAAGGTGTCAACTCTGTCATCGTAGGCAGAGAAGTTGCCGAAGAACAGAGAGCCGTTACGCAGCGTGTCGCCGCCAGCCTGAGGAACTGAGCGGGCAATGTGATTGCGAAGCTCGTTTACATCGCTTTCCTTCATCCCATTGGGGATCACAACTTGAACAAAACCAGCTTGACTGCCCGATGTTTTATTGTTCTCGTCGAAGGTGACCATTGCCTTCTGGTCAAGCACATAGCCAAGCACCCGGGCAAGCTCGTCAAGCTCTTGAATGGTTGCGTCTTCGGGGGCTTCAACGATTATGTTGGGGTTAAGCTCACCCTCATACTTGCCAGAAGAGAATTGGTAGCTGTAACCCCTCAAGCCAAGCTCGGAAAACACTCCGAGCATGATTTTGCTGGCAACAGCCTTGGTTGCATCAATTCTTTCCTGCGGCGTCATCTCTCGCCACAACTCTGCGGAGATGTGGTCTGGATTCGGCGCTACTTCTGCGACGATACCTTTTTTGAGGGATAACTTGCTTGCATCGACCCGACCAGATTCATCAGGTACTGCGCCCTTTCCTCTGGACTCATCCCTGCGGTCAGGTTGTTCATCGAAGACCACAGAGGGTCCCTCTCGTCGATCACTCTCTGTTGACTGGGCAATGATTGCTTCTTCATATCCGATGTCATCTGCTTCCCTTCCCGTCAGTTTGGCATACAAGCGTTTCTCATAGTACCAAAGAGCGGCCTGAATGTCTGCAAGAGACAGGTCGATGCCTTCGGAACGCAGGTTTTTCTGTGCCTTACGAGCAACGTCATACATGAACTTGCGGTCGCTGGAGTTGAAGGGGTCCTCCTTCAACATCTCGTATTCGTTCTTGTAAATGGTATTTCCAAGTTTCTCAAGCCTATGCTCCAACATTAACTGCTCGAAAGCAGGTCCGGCCTTTCGCTTGGCTTTAGCAAGCCATTTGGGATAACCAGCTTTGTTTGGCTCCTTGGCTCCAGCAAGAAACTCCAAATCCGTCACATACCCATGTTGCTCGTACTTCTTTTTAAATGGAACGGTTGCAGCAATTACCTCTTCACGGGTTGCCGAGGGCATCTCCATCAGCTCACGGAATGTATTGATGGAATTTGGGGTAGCTTGAGGCACCAGCAAACCGCGCATCCGGTTGATACTGCGGGTCCACCAAAGGTCCATCGTCAAATAACCCTCTGATCCCGAGAGGTTGGCGTAGAACGCACCAAGTTTTGGTCCAAAGTAAATTGCAGCGGCTGGGATTTTGGTGTTGGCAAGGTAGTCACTGCTGGGCTCTTCGCCCACACTGCGCAGATAAGCGTTCATCTGTGAAACAGTGATTTCCTTGGTGAGTTCCTCTTCAAAGCCCTTGCCGTGCTTGTCAAGTAACGACTGAATCTGGACAAGATTGTTAGTGAGCGCATCTGCACGGCGAGAACTAACCGGAACAAGCGGCTTGCCCTGACGCAAGTCGGAATACAGCCGGATAGCATTCTTGATGTTTGCGGTTACATCTTCACCGTTTGAGGTGACAGCAACAAGCGCAGAGAACACAGACCGGGCGTGTTTGTTTTCTTTCAGCTCATTGAATCGATTGCCAAGACGTTTAACTGCGTTGGGGTAGTTGTTGGAATACCAGCCAAGGCCAGTGCCGGTTTTGGCGCTGGCGCGTAGCTGGTAGCCAACTTCGTCAGCAACAGCCTTGGCAAGGTCTTCGACATCTTGTGCGGTCGGGTTGGACTTGTCTATGGCACCAAAATGATCCGTGGTGTATTGGTTCAACGCTTTACCAACATCACGAACATTATTTGCGCCGGTTGCGCCCTTGACTTTGTCTGTCTTCAAGCCAAGGGCAATTTGTGCGAAACCCGCCGTCTGCTCCATAAGGTTGCGGGTAGAACGATTCACCCCAGCGCCTGCAAGGCTGTATTTTTGTTTGGCATCAATAACTTCTTCAGCCTTCTCTTCGGCCTCACGCCCCCTGCGGCTGGATTCCTCATTCATTTTGACCATGAGGTCGTTAGCTTTCTGCTCATCGCCGCCAACAAAATCCATCACCGCTTGATTTAAACGGCGGAATGTCATGGTCTGATTGCGTTTTGCAGCCCCGGGAGAAATCCCTTGTGGCCGTCCAACTCTTCCAGACGCCTCGTCATCTGCCTTGATGACCTTCTCATGCAAGTCCCAAATCTTCTGGGGGATGCCTTTGGGCGCAAGGCTAAGTTTCTCTTCTGCTTCGGCAGGCTTACGACCTCTCAACTCGCCACGCTCAACCCTTTGGAAGATGTCATCCGCAGATTCAAACCCTGCGCCGCGCAGAGCTTGGCCGAAGTTCAGGAAGAAGTTCTTGAGCCGTTTAAACAGAGCAGCGATCATGCCCGGTGGCGGCGTGGCTCCTCTGTCATAAGCGCCGAATGCGTCAGCAATTGCCTCCTCGTTGAGGGTTTCCCTGACGTAGTTCTGGAGTTGCTGGCCGGACAGGCCCTTGGCCTCGCCCTCTTGGGTGAACATCTCGACATACGCATCATGGCGAGACTTACCCTCGGAGAAGGGCACGTTCTTGAGTTCCTGAACCCACTGCTTTTCTGCTCTTTCGTTTAAAGCCTTCCACTGCTGCGGGGTGAAGAAGCCCAAGTCCTTGAGCGCATGAAGGGACTCATGCCGCATGGTCTGAAGCGGGTTGGCCTCGTCATACGCCACCCGGATCAGCTTGTTCAGATATGCGCCGCCCGCATTGTTTTCGATGCTCTCGACAACCTTCAGGCCGACATCCTGCAAGCCAAACTGCTTGAGCTTGGGGACAAGCTGTTGCTCCAAAGCAACAATACGCTCATCCCTCTGCTTCTTCATCTCCGCCTGTTTAAAGGGTTCATCGCCGATGATGCCCCGCACCGACGCCTCCGCCTCTCCTGCGGTTGCGAAGGTTCCAAGTGGCTCGTTGGTGGGCGACAGCACGTTGTACTGCTCCCTCACCGTTTCCTTCTGGCCAATCGGGGCGAAGGTCAGGGGGGCTCCGAGTTGTTGGACTTGCTCCGCCAACTCTCTTGCTTTGGTTTCTGCGGCCAGTTCCTGATCGGGCAGGGCGGTCTTTAGCTTGGTGTACTCGGGGTCAGCGGTCTTGCCGGTGGCCTCAAGGTAGTCAATCCTGTCGCGGGTCTTCTGTATCCCGTCATTGAGCTTTTCCATCTGCTCAACAAGGGTCTCCCGCTCGGACTCACGAATTTCCTTGAAAGACTCGATCTTTTGCAGGGCCTGTTGCTCGGACGCAACAGTTGTGAGCGGGGTCTCCTGACCCTCCACAAAGATGCCGTAGGACTCAGGCCCGACCTCCCGGCCCAACTCCTCGCGCATGACCTTGTAGCCTTGCGGCAACTCGATGGGCTTTTCGGGCTCAGGGGGACGAGCGGCCATTTCGGCAAGCGCCCGGGCCTTCTCGGCCTCAAACTCAGCCTGTTGTTTCTTGATCGCCTCCTGACGCAGAGCCTCCACATCAGGGCCGCGAAGAGCGGCAACTGGAGCAGAACCGAGAAGACCAAGCAAGCCTTCCTGCGTGGCTTGACCGGCAACACCCTCAAAGGTGGGGACATCACGCCCCTCTCTCTGGAGGGCGAGGTTTGCAGCCAAGCGTTCCTGACCGCCTTGGAAGGCTTCTGTGGGCACATCGGTGGCCGCTGCTGTGGCTATCCTGCCTGCCACAGATTGGCTGGCCTTTGCCGCCGCCCCGGGGGTCAGAAGCCGTTCTGCACCGAACCTGCCAGCGACATAACCTGCGCCTGAACCCAGAAGAATCTGGTCAATGTTGTTGCCTGCGTAGCTTTGGGCGGCTTCAGCCTTTGCCCGGGCCTCCTCCTCGCCAACGCCGTCCTTGCGCTCTGCCTCATACACCGCATCGTAAATAGCGCCTTTGACAGCGCCAGCACCCTGCGCAGTACCAATGACGGCAGGAGCCGCTTTGGCTACGTTGGTTGCCGCCGCAGTTGCCCTTGCACCAAGTCCAAGAACGCCAGCGGCTGGCCCCAAGAACATGGTCGGGATATACGGAGCAAAGGAACCCAATGCCTGTGCGGCAGACTGAAGCGGGGCCTCGGCAATGTTTTGAAGTACGGCCTTGGCTTCTTCAAGGGCACTGCCAGATGCTTCTGCACGCTTTAAACGCTCCTGCTGGCGGGCAAGCTCGGCTTGGCGGGCGACAGACATCCCGGCCTGAGAAGCCCGGACACGCTCTTCCAATGCCCGAGAAGCCACATTCCCAGCCCCAAAGACATCAGTCAGGGCTTGGGTACTGCCATATGCGCTCTGCGCAAAGGAGGCGGCAAGATCGCCGAGGTTGAAGCCAGCAGACTCAGGAGCCCTCTGGCGCATCGCCATCTGACTGCCGACAAACCCAAAGATTTGCTCTTGGGTTGCACCCTCTGGAGCTTCAACCTTGTAAATGTTGCCGTCTGGAGCCTGTACCGTGTAGATCGGCATCATTTACCTCATTGTGATGGTTGTACGCCCAACATCTTAAAACCAGTGTAGGGCTGCGCTGGTGGTGATGTTACCCCAGAGGGCTGACCTCCGCCAAGGGAGCCATACAAATCGCGGATCATTTGCTGGCGCTGGGCTTCCATCTGCGCAACCATCGGATCGTTGGGGTTTCCGGCCTTCAGTGCAGGAAGAATTTTGAACTGCTCATCAATCTTGCGTAAGCCTTCTGCAAGTTTTACATTTCTTCCGGCCTCTGTCCGCATAGAAACGCCAGTATTTTGAATTTCTGCCGCCTTGGTCAACAGCGACTCTGCACTTGCGCTTGGGGCCTCTTTGCGCAGCTGCTCGTAGATACCCATGATGCCGGTTTGAGAGCGACCCATAGATTCCCGATGCCGCCGCTCTTCAGAAGCCAGACGATCCTTCTGGAGCTGAATGTCTTGCATCTTCCCGGCAATGTTCATGGCCGCAGTGCGATCATCCTTGCGCAGAGCCATCTCGTACTTGGCCTGCTCGATTTGCAGCTGTGCGTTTAAACGATCCATTGCACGCTTCTCGGCCTCGTACTTCTCTTTGTGAGCCACAAGCTCAGGAGCTGCGGCAGAAATGGAACTCAGAAGATTTGCTCCCGGGCGGGATGCTGCTTGTGCCATCGCAAGACCAAACTTGATCATGGCATCGTTGCGGTCGTACTCAGGAAGTTTGTTCATCTTCCCGATTGCGTCCCTGATGCCTTTTAAAGCCTCGTTGTCCTCGTTTTTGAACTGGGCAAACAGACGCTGATAATCAGAGATTAGATCGCTGCGATTGACTTGAGTTTGTGAAGCCACCGCTGTTGCAACCTTGGTCGCCGCACTCTTCTCAGAGCGGGTGAGCTTGGGTTCTGGCTTTGCTTGAGCGGCCTCAAGCCTGCGCAGGTCGGCCTGCTCAAACCTCGGAGCGGGAGCTGCCGAGGGGCGTGGAGGGGCGGGCGGTGCTGGAGGCTCTTCAAAAGCCGCGCTAAATTCAGGGCCGACCCCACTTGGGTCTCCTCCGTTGGAAAAACGCATCACGCCGCCCTCTGCGGCAGACACTACCCGCTGCTGGGTTTGTTGGGGGAGAGCGTTAAACGCACTGCCCATCCCGCGACGCAGCGAGGCACGCTGTGCCAGCTCTTGCTCGATGAGCTGTAAACGGGCCATGTCCTGCTTGGCCATAGCTGCCTGACGAGCCTGCATCAATTGCTGATCAGACAGATCGTCAAGATAGCTCTCCACAGCCTCATCGCTGGTAACAGAGCCGCCCTCGGCAAACATCCTGCCAAATCCTGCAAGGGCAGTGCCAAGACCGGCCACCTGCCCGCTAAAACTTGGGGGCTGCTGATATGTATAAATGTTTGATTGCCCCAAGCCTTGGGTGCCGCGCAGCAGGTCGGACATGAATCCGAGCTGTTTAAATTTCATGTTTTGGGCGTTCAAGAAATCTTGATAGTCAGCATTAAGCATGTTTTGAACTTGCTGCTGCTGTTGCTGACCAAGCTGATTTTGTAAACCTATGGTTCCAACCTGTTGGCCGTAAATGTTTTGTCCAATGCCGCCAAGCTGACCAGCACCAGCGATTGCGGCCTGAAGACCCTGAAGCCCAAGACCTGCGCCATACTGGCGTGATTGCTCTCCAAGCTGGGCTGCTGCCTGTCTGGCCGCTTGCTCCGCATTGAACTGACCTATCGCCTGCTGATAGGCTTCTTGCGAACCACGGGCTTGGATGTCGCCCAACTGGGTAGCAAGGTTGCGCTGTGCTTCGGCATTCTCTATGGCTTGGCGGGCACCCCCAAAGGCTCCTGCACGGGCAAACTCTGCGCCACGGCGGGTCTTGGCAATATCTGCGCCCCTCTGGGCCTCTCGCTTTTGAATGTCCACCACATTTTGCATGTAGGGAGACATGTACTGCTGCGCTGTACCGGGTTGAGTAAAACTCTGCGCCTGATACTGCAATGGGTCAAACCTTGTCTGCCCAGCCGCCATAGCGGCATTTCTTGCAATAGTGGAAGCGTCATACATCTGCTGGGGACTGCCGAGCATTCCCGCTTGCTGAAAGGCGTATTGCTGTAGCGGGGTAAATTGAGCGAAGCGTTCGCCCAAGTACTGCTGATAAGGTTTAAACCCGGCGGGGGTAGGTGTACCTTGTCCAGCAGAAACGATTTCGCCCTTGTCATTTCGGTAAATGATGTTGCCCTGCGAGTCCTTTTCGTAGTCAAATATCTCGCCAGCACCGAGGCCCAGCAGGTCTTCAACATACCTTCGGGCGTACTCGGGGATGGAGGTTTGATATTGAACAACGCTTGACGGTTCAGCCATGTTTTTCCCCTTATGCCGGGAGGTGTTTATCTGCGCGGGAGTTCACGGCCACCCGACCTCTGCCTGTTGTTTTGCCACGAGCCTTTTGGACGCGATCCATCATGGCGTACAGCTTGCGTGCGCCAGCTTCTGTGGAGCCATTACCAAGCTCAGAAACGATCCGGGCAGGGACTACAAACTCACCATCGGCCAGACGGGCCGGACGGCGGTCAGCGATAGTGGCAGGGATGCTGTCAGATACACCATCACCGGGACCGCGCAGAAGCCTGCCGCCATCGGAGTAGCCGCCAAGGGAGCTGATGCCACCAAGAGCGTAGCGATGCAAGAGACCGCCATGTTTGGCCCCAGAGCTGGCCACGCCAGCAGAGTCACCAGCGCCCCCAGAAGCACTACCACCCGCAGATGGCCCACCTTCGCCTATCCCAACACCGGCTACACCGCCGCCACCCTCTACGGCTGTTAATCCCATGCTCTCGACAGGAGCCGCATCTTGCTGACCAATAATCGCGGAAATCAAGCCATTGGTTATGGAGTTTGAATCTCCCTGTACACCCGATGTTGTAGGACTGAAACCATCAACGGTAGCCCCTGCATTGCCCGCAGCATCATAAAAATACTCTCCGCCCGTAGCGCCGCCACTTCCTGTTGCGGGAGCCTTCTCCCACATACCTTTTGAAGATTCCCATGCCCATCTCATTCCCGGGCCGGGGTCTTCTTTTGGCGGGTTGTAGGGGTCGGTGTACTTGGAAATATCGCCAACAGCAATAATGTTGCCGTTGCGGTTGATAAAGTACGGGCCATCGCCAGTGCTGCCGCCATCTGCATATGAACGCATGATGCCGCCATTTGCAGCAAACTGATTGATAAAGTTACCACCATCTGGGGTGAATATGTTTCCCGGCGGTGATGTGTTTGTCATGACGGGACGCGATTTCCACATCATGTTGACGGTGTCCCAGAACCACTCCATACCCGGGCCGGGGTTGACTGTCGGCCTTTGATTTGGATTGGTAAAGGTGGTTGGGGTGCCGCCACCTTGCGTTGTGATAGTGCTGTCCCCACGGCGAATGTAATACTCACCGCGTCTTTCGGGGTAGTACGCCTGCATGGGCGATGTCTGCCACACTTTGGTGCCAGTGCTGCCTTTACCAAACAAAGCGTTATACGCCTCCAAAGAGCGACCTGACATCAAATCCTCCGGCTTGCCCGGACCCGTTATGACCGGCGGCTGATATGGCGGCTGGCCCGGAGGGGGCGTAGTCGGCGGTCCCGAAGGAGGTGGCGACGGTGGAATTGGACCCGGAGGGCCAATTGGAGGACCACCCGGAGGAGGAGGCGGGGGCGCAACTGGAGGACCACCCGGAATGGTTGGGCGAGGTGCGGGTGGTGTACCGCCCGGGCCAGTTACATAGCCTGCTTTAATGTCTCCCTCACCTCTTTTCCTCCAAAATTCCTCTGTTTCGGCTCTTTTTTGAGCCTGCTTTTCACGCCAATTGGGATCAAGCCATTCTGCAACCCCACGTTTTTTAGCGCCTTCCTGCATATCCTTGTATTCTTTGAATGTCTGATCAGAAATGTCAAACGGATTGAAGGTTGGGTCTTCTGGAAGCAAAGCGTTAGAAGTTCCGAGCAGTCCATACTGACCCCTGCGCCAATCAAGATACGCAGCGACTTCTGGGTCACGCTCATACATTCGTTTTCTTGCTTCGTCAATTTCTGACTGAGGAATCGCAGACACATTTGCCCTGTACTCAAGCGAGTCTTGTGATGCTCTCGGCAGTTGGCCTGCATAAACTCTTTTATTGACCTCGTTTTGGGCAACTCGCATGGCATTGTTCAGGTCAGAGACTTTAAACTGCGGAAGTGCCTGATTGATTTGCGCGGCAGAGTAGCCGGAAGTGACAAGAAAGTTTTGAAGGTCTTGCTCAGAAGCCTTGCCTTGGTTGGCCTCCCACCACTCTTGGATTCTTTGGGCAGACCCGGCTTGACCGCCATCCGCAAAAGCAACCGCACCGCCATTTGCAAGAGCCGCAGTTAAACCACCAGCTTTGCCGCCGGGAGGTCTTGTACCAAGTTTGTACGGGGTAAGAGCCCTTGCTCGACCGTATGGGTCTACATCAAAAGTTCTCATGTATTGGTTGATCTCGGGCATACCTGTTATTGTTTTTGGCTGCTCCATTAAAGAAGGAACAGCCGCCATATAGGCTGCTCTTGCCAATCCTTTGCCGCCGCCCATGCTTTGCGCAAAAGCAGACGGATTATTCATAGCCGCCGATACACTTTGCCCAAGACGGTCCATAAAAGGCTGGGCCGCAAAATCAGCAGCGCCCCTTCTTGCCGCTTCTTGCAAAATTTGACCCGTAGCCTCTTCCCCGCCTGTTTGAGCAAGAATTGCCGCATTCTCTGCCGCAGAGGAGCCCAAGGAACTCAAACCCGCTCCCAATGATGCGCCGCCATAAGCACCAAGACCTGCCATCAGGCCGCGACCCAGATCGCCGGTGCGAAGAGCCTCGACGCCGCCAACAGCCAAACCTGCTCCCATAGCACTTGAGAAAATGCCAAACCCAGCGGGGCCAAGCGCGAACCCAGCAATCATGGGCAGCAGCTTTTTCAGACTGAACGCTTCAGGTAACCCGGTCTCAGGGTTAATGGTCAGGGACATCCCATGTTTTTCTGCCAGCTTTTGCAAGGCAGCAACCTCAACAGGGGACATGTGAACGAGGGTCGAGTCGCCAAAACGACCTTGATGCGAAAGGTGCTGGGCGGCAAGCTGTAGGCTCATATTTGCCTCTCAATACAGGGGTGTTTAAATGGTATCACGGGGATGCTTTCGGGGCAATCACTGCGTCAGGTCGTAGAAGGTGATGGAGCCAACGCCGTCGCCCGTTGTGGCACCAGAGATGGTTCTCACCCCCAAGGTGTAAATATCACTCACACCAGCCAGAGATACGCCAAGCTGCTGATCCCAGTTGAAGCCTGTCGGAGCCACGGTGTCTGCCTGTCCGCCGCCCCCGGAGCTTGAGATATAGCCGGTCTGAACAATCGTGCCTGCGGTGGCAATCGCCGTGGCGGCAACATCAAACTCCACATTGCTGTCGCTGGGTACTGTTGCGGCCCATGTGGCTCCCGTGAGGACTGGGTTTTTGATCAGCGCAATCTCGTAGTTTTGCAGCGTTGTTGGCTGAAACTGGATGCGGTTGGGAATCACCACAGCCCCCAGTGCAGAGGATGCCAGCCGGATTGAGACCACCGGCAGGAAGTTGGCCGCTGTGTTTATGGTCCCCAATACTGTGGTGCGCCGCGCCACATGCTCAATGGATATGGCTTCAAAGCCGCCTTCAGATATTACAGAAGAGCAAATTTGGGTGAGCGTGGCAGCAACTGCGGCGGTTGTTGTGGTGATTTCGTAGCGCACCGGCAGGATGGCGGTGGTCATGTACACCGTGGAGCCGTAGACGTTGGCCGTCTCAAAAGTGTGGCAGACAATGTACTGGCCATTGATGATGAAGCCGCAGCGCACCGAACCCACACCCAGCCACTCAAAGTCCATCCACAGAATCTGTGGGTGAGACAGATCAAGCGTTAGTCCAGAGGCCCCGGTCCCGTCGAGTTTGTCCCCGTTCCAGTCGGCTTGGTTGGCAAATCGCGCATCGCTTGCAGTTCCAGTAATGTACGAGCGCAGCACAAACGAGTTAACGCCGCTGGTGCGACGGAAAAACACCCCGTTTTGAGTATTGAAGTACCCGACCTTCTGGTCAAGGTTGGCAGATGTGCCGGTGTCCATCTTGAATGTGGCCAGCACCAGCAGCCCCTTACCCGGCTGGTAGAGCATGTTGCGGTATGACTGCCGCACCACAGAACCGACACCGCCACCCGTCACAGTCATGCTGACGCTGGACTGGTTGGTGTTGAATGTGGATGACCCGGTGCCCGATGTGGATGTATCAAACTGGTTGTCTGCGGCGTAACGGCTTTGGCTATCAAACAGGCTGTAGGGCTCACTGACCCGCAGCCGACCAAAGGCATCGACGTTAGTGCCGCCGATGGAGATTGGAAGGGTATCGATGTTTGCCACAAGTTGCCCCAGAATGTTGCTCAGTTGGTTGAAGTACAGGCGCAGGACGTTGTTGAACTGTTCCTGATACCGCGAGTCATACTGATACGGTGCCAGCGGCAGGTTTGGAGGAGCAACCTTGTTGAGATCAAACTCGGTGGTGACAATAAAACTCATCGTCTGCCATCCTGCCTGATGTCAATCCGGGGTGCGCCAAGCTGCCACGTAGTACCAAGTTGTGTTGATCCAATTCTGAAGATCATCTGCCGCCCGCGCACTCGCGTGTAAATCTGCCCGGTGAACTCCTCGGTGATCACGTATGTGGTGCCTTTGACCACGGCTTGGCTGGCATTATCAACAGAGCCACTGCCCGAGTTGTACAGGCCGTACAGGGTCATGTTGACCTGCGGCTGCTGGTTGGTGCTGCTCAGGGTTGAGTTGCTGAATGTCAGGTCGGGAAGAATTCTCCAAACAAAGCCAAAGTTGTGGCCATCACCAATATCAAACTCAGACGACGAGATATATGACTCAATAGGAGTAGGAGTGGCTGTGGCATTGTCGTCAATACCGTCTTCATGTTGAACAATGTTGTTTAAATACGTTGCAGCAATCGGGAAGTCCAGTAGGCCGGAGTCAAGCCATGCCGTGCGGGCTAAAGTTCCGTAGTACCAAGTGTTCTCCATGTAGTTGTACACCACATACTTGTCCACAGTGGTGGAGTTGGCCGAACAGTAGAACCACCATACTTCATTGAACCCTTCGTTTGTGCCCGAGAACACCTGAAGGTTCTGATCAAAATTGAAGTCGTTGAACACATACCTGCGCAGATCGCAGTTGAGCGTTTGCACGCGACCGTCATACCGGTAGAACTTATCTACCCCCATCCAGAACAAAACACCAGATGCCAAGGCAACGGAGTTTGGGCTGGTGATCGAGATGTTGTCTCCAAGCAACTGTGAGCCCCAGACAACCGGTGGCCCAAGGTATTGAAGCGAATACACCGCAGAATCGGTGAATACCACAATCTCCTGACGGGTCTGGATGGCAGTAATGATCTCGGAGCCGTGGGACAGCCGCACACTGCCCGCCTGATTTGTGATGGCTGGTGTCCAAGTTCCATAATCTTCCTGATCCGACCAGCGAATTAGCATGGGGTCAAGCACCGCAGAGCCGTAATCGTTGGTGCCAAACACAATGACAAAGCGGGATGTGTCAGACACTGTGAAGTAGTTCTGCACCGATGGGGTATCTGCGTCCCCAACGGTGGTGATATTAAAGCCGGGTGTTCCTGTGCCGCCAGAGAAGTCCCAGTAGTACAAACCGCCGCCACGGGGGCCATAAAGCAGGTCTTCGCCGTAGTTGTATTGATTCCACAACCGCAGAGGGATTGGATCATTTGCGCTAGTTCCCCAAACCCCAGAACCCCAGCCACCTGCACCCCATCCAACCAAAGGAACCTGAATCGCGGGCCCCGTGTTGATTTGATAGTACGCTTGGACTGTTGCGCCGCCGTTGCCAGTGTCAGATGCGTTGGACAAAACCGGCAGGCCAGTGGTTGGGTCTTTCGCCTCAAATGTATAGGTGTTTGCGCTTACAACTGTAATTTGGTATTCCTGCTCAAGCACCGCTTCGGTAATGTTTCCGCCCAAACCGCCGGGGCTGGTCACATTGGCAAACCGGACAAAGTCGCCCGTGATACGCCCATGCGCAGCATCGGTTACTGTGATGGTGGAACTAAATGGTGGAGTTGTAACCGCAGCAAATGGTCCGTTAAGGACAACAGGAGCGCCAGCCTCCAAAGGAGTAATGTCAAAGTACTGTCCACCCTGACACACATAAAACTTCAAATTGGTTCCAACCCCAACAAGATTGGCCCCGCCAAGGGTCACCCAGTTCCACAGGGAGCGGCAGATACCAAGATATGTGTTTGGGTTAAAACGGGTCCATCCACCGATCTTTTCGGGGTTGCCCTGCCGAAAGCGAATCTTGTCGCACTCATACCACCCGCCTTCGGTGGTGTAGCGGGTGTTTTCTCGGTTGACACCGGGTTTAAACAGAGTTTTCTGGAGTGGCATGTGGTACCTCTGAGGTGTATTTTCGCACTCAACTCAGAAAAAGGGAACGCTCTGCTTGGCGGCGTTTAACCAATCCGGGCAGAACCTTGCCCCCGCCCTTGGTCCAGTCCATCAGGGCGTCAGCCGCCCCCTCCCAGTCATCGCGGTTGGCCCGCATCCTGATCTGGCTGCGCTGGAGGTTGCCTAAACCGGCGTTGAATGCAAAACTGACCAAAGCGTCAAAGCTGCCTTGACGGCCAAGTACGCCGGGAACAAGTCGAAGAACACCACGTTCAAACAGCGCGACATCATCACGGAATAGCTTGTCGATCTCGTTTTTCGTCCAAACACGGTTGTCCTCCGGCTTGAGGGGGTACTCGTTGCGAATCTGGCCCGTGTAGCCTTCCTTGCGGATTACGGGCAGGCGAATCTGGTCTTGGTACAGCACATGGCCGTAGCCAATCGTCCAGATGTGGGCGGGGCAAAGATACGGCCTGCTACGGAAACCCTCGTAGCGGTGCATCAGGTCTTCCCCGGCTTTAGACAGCTTCATCGTCTTCTCTGTCAAGACTTTCTTGAATCAACTGCTGCTTAACAAGCTCCAGCACGCCAATTACAGTTGCCATGTACAGCGATTCGTCGTACTTGTGAATGGCTTCAAGCAACTCATCAACCAGCCCGTCAGCAAGTTTTCCTTGGCTCAAGATCATTTCTTGCCCCACTGCCTCGACCCAAACCAAAAGCCGATGATGCCCCCGAGCATCGCCATTTCGTCGTCGCTAAAGATCAGACTTGAATACTTTATGACATCATCAATGTTTTGGATCAGGCCGGAGTGCTGCCACAGATACCAAGCCATGAAGGCGTTGATCGCCACAAGCTCGATTACGAAGATGTAGGTCACCGTGGGCCGGACAGTGCCGACGTAGTTGGCAACCCAACGGGAAGCCTTCTCCAGCACTTTCTCGTCGTGCTTGAGCGCGGCCTCAGTCATCCGGGCGTCAGTCTCCATCGCCACCTGATCGGTGCGGATTTCCTCCATCCGGGCCTGAGCCGCAAAGCCAGCCGCAGCCAGTTGCAGTTCCCGTTCCGTCTGGAGTTGCATCAGCGCCAGTTCATGCTTCTGGTCGGCCTTGGTCTGGAAGAACTCAAGGAGTTTGGGCAGGCCGCTGATCAGCAAGCCGCCGAGGGTAGAGAACAGGGATAGCATTTCACTTCTCCAGCATGAAAGAGAGGTTTTCGTGGCGAGGGTACGTCACCACCCGTTCGCCTTCGGGGCATTTGTACTTGATGATAGCCGTCAGGGTGGCTTTACCGGGCGCTACGGTTTCTTTGTCAGACAGCTTCAGTTGGTACGCGAAGGTGTCAATTTGATCGCCCGCTGGGCCAGTGAACTTGCTGGTTGACGGCGTGGCATCGTGCATCATCCCTGCTGCGTCTCTTACCGTGGGGGTAAAAGCCTCCACGGAGCAATCGTCGCGCCTCTTGATGCGAGCCACAGTCACATTAATCGGCTGACCAATTTTGGCTGCGGGAATCTTAAAATGATCAGGTGCCCACTCAATAATGGGCCTTTGGAACCAGCCAAACTTGTCTCCAGCAGTGTAGCCGCCAACCAACAACGCAAATGTTGCGGTGACAAACTGCACAACAGGCGTCAGCTTTGGAAGTTCCATTACCCTTCTTTCTTGGCGGTGACCACATCGTCACCCTTGCGAACCGTTACCCGATCACCCTCAACATCCACACGCATAGGCTGCTCGGGGCGGTCCAGCCGGTCAAGGCGCTCGATCAAGGACTTGATCACCTCAAACTCGGGCTTTTCTTCCTTGGTGGAAGCGCCTGCGATGCCGTTGAGCATGGAGATCAGGGCCGTCAAAGCGGCACCCAAAAGCCCCATGACAGCGGCAATCTTCTCATTCTCCAGCACGATGGAGGCCGTCACGCCGATGATGACGATCAGGGTAATGTAGAACAACCCCTGCTTGCCGATAGCCTTGCCAGCCACATCTTTGGCGGAGGATTGGGACTCAAGCCGATTGAGTTCGGCTCGGGCTTTTTCCTTGAAGATTCTCAGTTCGTTGTCATCCATGATTTAAAAATCTGCGGGAGTTATTGGAACCCAAGATAGAGTGGGCTCACTCCATCTATAACCCATAACACCTTGAGGCCAAGGCTTGGCTGGTTGAGGTATCGGCGCTTCCCACAAATAGGAAAAGCCGTTCATTACCCAAGAGGGGTAGGGCTTTTTAGGAGTAAAGCCCGGACCTCCCGGCCCGTTTGGTAACCATGTGTATCCAACGCCAGCAAAGTTCTTCCTAAATGCTTTGCTTTGATCAGGATCGGGCGTTATGGTATTTGGGATGTAGTAAATGCCGCCACGAGTGTTGTAGCTTGTCTGTATCCACTTGGATGGATCACCCCAAATACCAGTGTTAATCTCGTCCTGATCTATTACCAGAACCTGCAACACAGTATTGCTGTCATTGATTTGAGCAAAGTGAGCCATGATCAGGTAGTAAATGTGCCAGAAGAGTTAAACGTGTGGTATGTGTAACCGCCGCTTTGAGTAATTGTTCCTCCGGTGGCTTGAGGGGTTCCTGCGTAGCGAATAACCACAACTCCAGAGCCGCCCGCATACCCGTTTACACCATCACCGCCGCTGCCACCGCCACCCCTATTGGCTGTGCCTGACGATCCAGAACCTCCGCCGCCTGCGCCACCAGCCCCCTGTGAATAGGTTGTGGTCACGTAATAATTGCCCGGAATGTAAAACAGGAGGTACAGACCAAGCCCACCACCACCGCCTGCGTAGGTTGTTCCGTTGCTCCACGTTGTTCCTGCGCCGCCAGCTCCACCCACTGCGCCAGATACGGACTGACCCGCCGCATTTGCACCGCCACCACCTCCAGAGCCGCCAAAGGCTTCAATATAATCAGGTGGGTTGTTGCTGAGGTAATACCCTGTACCACCGGAATTTCCTTGACCAGAGGTGCCCGCACCTGCCGAGTTGTCCGCAGGAGAACCGCCAGCCCCAGAACCACCGCTTCGTGTTCCTGAACCACATCCGCCGCCAGATGAAGTCAGCGAGTTAAATGTAGAGTTTGAACCAACACTAAAACCATCAGCGCCACCAGCACCAACCGTGACTGTAAATGCCTGCGATCTGGCCAGAGCTGCGCTTCCAGTTCTATAGCCGCCAGCCCCGCCTCCGCCACCATAAGAAAAAGTCTCAAAATTCTCCGCTCTTCCACCGCCGCCACCAGCAACAACAAGATATTCAACCGACAAAGTATTGGCTTTGCCACGCAGATTGTTCATGCTGATCGTGCCTGTGGGCACACCGGCAAGCGTCCTGACGTTAGTTTGGTTCAGGGAGATCGTGGTTGTTGACGCCAAGTTTAACTCGACGTTGACCTGCGACATTGATATGGTACCGGTTGGCAGTGCCATGCTCTACCTCTTACGGCGTGCCGTATGCGGTTACGTTGTCTTTTGCTGTGATAGCACCTGCCGTGGTCACCGAGAAGATCGTTACGCCCCCCGACTTGATGACCAATTTACCGCTCTCCTCCAAAATGGTGAAGTTGGTTGTTGTTACTTGATTGACATTGCCAGAAAGCGTCAAATTGCCTGTGGAAGTTACCGTTCCGCCCAGCGTGAGGCCGCTTGTGGTGCCTGTGCCGCCGACAGATGTAACGGTTCCGCTACCAGTGCCAGCCCCGATGGCCGTCCTAAAATCTGCGGCATTGAGTGCGGTCACGGTGTTGTCTGCATTTAAACGAACAAACGTAACGGCGCTGGGATTGGTGAGTGTAAACAGGTTTGCGCCCACCGTGGTGGCACCGAGGTTTGTGCGGGCGGAAGAGGCTGTAGAAGCTCCTGTCCCGCCATCTGCTATTGCAAGGTCGGTATCCAACACCAAAGAGGACAGATAGTTGATGGGCAAGCCAACATCTGTGGCGTCGTTGTAGACAAATGTGCGTTTTCCCGCAGGGACAGTAACGCCAGTCTGGCCCGTAACTTTGACCGTGATTGCGTAGCTTGAGTTATTGAGAATGATGTAAGGCTTCTCAATCGCTGGCACATTGAGTGTTCCGGCTGCGCTCAGTGCTGCCGAGTCAATCTTCAGGCACAGTGCCCGAGCGTCCTGCGCGGTGTTGACATTGGCAAGGGTCAGGGTACAGACGTTGGCGGTGAAGTCGCCGGAAACCAACGTGGCCATGCCCACAATGGCCTGCTCGATGGCCGTCCCAATGTTGGTGTTGGTGGTGTTACCCCATGTGCCGGACTGTTCGCCCGTGCCGATGAGTTCAAACTTCAGACTTGAGAACGTGCTGGACATGCTGGCCCCTTTGGTGCTGGGTTAATTTTAAGACTTATGGAGTCTCATTGCTAGTCGCTGGCGTGTTCAAAATGGCATCAGCCTCGGCCTGCGTCAGACGAAAAACATCTGGGAAAGCAGCATTGGTCATCATGGTCACATAGTCCACGGTTTCCTGCGCCTTGAGGTCCACATTGCTCACCACGCCCAGACGGTTGTTGGCCGTAATCAGCAGTGACCGCAGACTGTACAGGTCATCGCCAGTGACACCAAGAGAGGCCGCATAGCCCGAGTCAGTGAGGAATAGCGTTGCCAGATCGTACTTGGTGGAAACGCCATTGGCCGTCAGCGGGAAGCGGTTTTGCATGGCATTGCGGGTAATGATCCAAGTTGGTGCTGGAGTTGGGGCCGGTGGCTCAGGAACCTCGCGGTAATTACCATCCGGGTAGTTGGCCTGCATGAATTCGGGGTCAGCCACGATGGTATTCGTGACATCGCCCTGTGGATCAAGGATTTCGTAAATCATGTTTGCCTCTTAACTGATGAACCACTCAATGATGACGCCACCAACACCACCAGCGCCGCCAGCTCCGGTTGTTATAATGCCCCCACCACCGCCGCCACCAAAAGTTCCACCTGCACCGCCACTTGCGGTAGTGGCAGTGCCGCCAGCCCCGCCAGAAAAAAAGCCAGCTGCGTTACCAGCAATATCGCCTGTGCCACCCTGACCGTTTAAGGGCCTGTAGACAAGCGCAGTTCCATCCCAATACACATAAAACCCACCAAGAGGCAACAAAAGCCGACCATTTAAATTAGAAAGATTGCCGCTAGATAACGGTATAAGCGAGGAATCAGGAAAAAGCCCAACACTACGAGTGCCGGTTGCAGGGGTAGTGCCGTACACGCCAACTGCGCCCCCTCCACTTGAGTTTGCGTTAGAAGCAGAGCCGCCGGTAACGTTCCATATAGTACCGCCCGAGGCTGTACCGCCAGCCGTTGTTCCGGTTGTTGTACCGCCCGATCCACCATTTGCGGTCATGGTAGTCAACCCTGTACCGCTGACGGATGTGTTGCCCCCAGCACCGCCGTTGGTGCTATTAGTTCCAGCAGCACCAGCAGCCCCAACAGTGATTGTCAAAGCCACGCCAGACGATAGCGTTACAAGCGTTTGCGCCAGCCCACCAGCGCCGCCACCCCTGCGTGTCCCACCACCGCCGCCACCACCACCACCAATAGCAGTAATGAGGTATTTTGTTGCAAGCGGCGTAGTAAACGTGGTTGATGCCGTAAAAGCCTGCTGCATCGGAATGCCGTCAGTATTGAAAAACTGCGTCAAATTACTCATTCAAATTCTCCTTAACCAAACACCCAGCCGCGAGTTGCGTCTGCGTAGACCAGCGTAACGGCGACGTTGGTTGTATTGAGGGTCATATCTTCAGCCAACGACATGATGTTGCTGCCGTTGCGCCCGATAACCGCAGTAACGGTTCCGCTGCTGTTTTGAACCATCACAGTGTCGCCAGCAGTGGGTGTGGCTGGGAGTGTAAGAGTCAACGATGCGGTAAGTACATAGAACGTGCCAGCCGCAGCATTAGCGTTGCCACTGATAACGCTGACTGTTTGCCGGATGGTTTTGTTGGTCAAGGTCTGTGTGGCGCTATCGAGCACCACAGTGCCTGTGGCATCTGGAAGTGTGGCCGTTCGGGATAAAGACAGCGTGGTTGGAGTAATTGTTACCGCATAACCACTTGTTCCACCGGCCCGACCGGCAACAACTACAGCATCTTGCGTTGCCGCTGCTTGAGAACGGATGGCGTTAACAGCTTGAAATGTCTGCGCTGTGGTAAACGTATTTGCAGTACTTGTGGCTACTGAACGACTAGATGGGTATGTAACGAATACATCTTTTGTACCAACACTGAAGTTTACAAGGTTATTAAAATTGCTGGAAGAAAGAATCGTATCCCGCGACAAAGTAGTACCGGACGAAGTATATGTGCCGATCCCAACCTCCCATTCACTTGTAGTCTGCCCCGCAATACAGTAAAACGTATTGTTAGAGTCGCCAATCGCTGAAAACGACTGATACCCAATTGACGCTCCCAAGAGCGTGACTGTGCCCGTACCCGCCGTAGTGGTGGTTTCTTTTACCCGGTCTGCTACGACAAATGCCATGATCTATCCTTACGTTGACATTTCCACATCAGTCCAATTCGGCGTTTGTGCGTTATCCACATTTTGCCAAGTTGAAGACTGGCTGTCATCAATTAAAACCCAATTTGGATTCTGGCCATCATCAATCAAGGACCAGTAAAACGCCGCAAAACTTCCAACTTGTCCTACCGCCTGCACACCCGTGATTGTCACAGTCCTTACCGAACTTACAGAACCCACCTCTGCACCGGCCTGCACCCCACTGATAGCGACGAGATATGAGTAATTGACCGACCCAACTGCACCAACTGCCTGCGTGCCGGTAATCCCAATCTCTCGCAAACTGCCAACTGAGCCAACTGAGCCATATTCAATAACGCCAGTAACCGGCAGCAGCCTCGGTCCGACGGCCAAATTGCCAGCCTGACCTGCGGCCTCAACACCAACAAGCGTAGGTGAGGATTGAGTACCAACACTCCCAACCGTCCCAGTCGCTCCAACACCAGATATGGATACCGTATGAACCGGAGTTACCGTACCGGCATACAGATCGGCATGGTCACCAGAAATAGTGTTGCTTGGCGCAATACTAACCAGCCCCACAAAGCCCTCTGCCGATACGCTCGACAGCGTGGGCGATATGGTGACCGCCGCGATAGAACCAACTGCGCCGTTGGCTTGGACCCCGGAGCTTGCAAGCTGATGGTCTGGGGTTGCCGTCCCAAGCAGCCCGGATGCCGCAACGCCGGACAGGGCAATCGTTATGGAACCGCTGACAGAACCAACTGCCCCGCTGGCCTCAACCCCAGTGATGCCGTATGACTCTCCACCATTGACCGTTCCAACTTGCCCTTCGGCGGCTACACCCGTGAGTGCAACTGTTAAAGAAACGCCAACATTACCGGTAGCGCCAGACGCCTGTACGCCCGTCAGAGCGACAGTAACATTTGCTCCCTCAACAAGCGAGGAAAACGGTGCGCCTGAGAATGGGGCTATTCCAAACGTCATGGCTACTCAGCGGGTTTGTCCCGCCGCCCTATCAGGTTGTAGCCAGACGCAGCAAAGCGTTCGTCGTGTTGTTAGTCGGCATCGTCAGGGTAAACGTACCCGCCGTCACCGTCTGCGAACCAAACGTGTGGACGCTAACCGCCTTGTTCGACTTGGTGGAGTTATAGATCAGCACCGCATCAAACGCAGTTGTCAGCGTGACGTTGGTGTAGGTAATCGAAGCAGATGGAGTCCAGTACGCAACGCCCGCTGTGGCCGTAGAGTTTGTTGATGCTGGAGAAGTTCCGTTAGTAACTGCCACGCCGCCGGGGGTGTAGTTTGTACCAGTAACTTCCCCGGAGGTTGAGTAGGCCGTAGTCGAAGCGTTGTAAGTGGCAGAAGCCTCATACAAAGCGGCCTTGAATGTATCACCAGTGCCGGTTGTGAAATCGTGCGTTGCCGTCAGGAGTTCTCGCATGAACGACGTACACATACTTTGGGTGTTTGCCATGTTTGGCTCCTTTAATTAAATGACGCAGCTTCTGCACCCATCGGGGGCATCTTCTTCAGTTGCACATGCACAGATCGGTGGACAATCTCACCGCCCAACCAATACTCGACCCATGTCGTGTACTCGTTGTCATTATCGACGAAGCCATCCTTTTTCTCAAGCAAGGATTCGTCCATATCGCCTTTGGTCGTGGTGATCAGTGCCATGTTTGTGTCTTTATGAAATACGGACAATTGCGCTGTTGGGATCGGCTGTCGGGAATGTGATCTGGAACGTGTCGTTTGCAACCGTCTTGTCGGAACCAAAATCCAGCACCGCCACCGATTTATTTCCCTGCGTGGAGTTGTAAATCAACGCCGCCCGGGCTGTGAAAGAAGCTCCCGCCCACGATGTATTGGCAAACGAAATGTATGCCGTTGGCACGCCAGAGTTGTTGTTCGCTGCGGTCGGGCTGATACTGATTGTCAGTGTGTTACCGCCTGCGGAATACCCAGTGCCCACCACTTCGTTTGTTGCCGTGTAAACGGTTGTGTCATACCCAAGATTTGCGTCAGCCGTATACAGCGCAACCTTGAATGTGTTGGGCGAAGTCGGGCCAAAGTTGTGAACGCCTTGCAGCAGCTCAACCTTGAAAGAGGTGGTTGCAGTTTGAAGAATCGACATATCAAGTCACTGGCTGGCGGTACTGTCCAGACCTGTACGCATCCTGACGCTCCATACCATCTCCCAGACGTTTTGCCAAAGCCAAGGCTTCCATGTACTTTGTGTTGTACAACTGAAGCATGTCGGCCTCACCCTTCATGTAGGTGTAGGCTTCCATCAATGAGCCATATAGCAGCACGCTGTCAAAGTTGTCGCCAAGCCATGTTGTGTTGGCGGTGACAATTGATTCTGGGTAATAGTAGTAATGAAGTTCCAACTTGTAGTTGGCGTCTGGTGTTGGCCCAATAATAAAAGTCAATTCCGGCGTGATGGTTGTTGCGCCGGATATGGTCGGGCCAAACAGTGCGTAATATCGAGGCGTTCCGGTGTCGTTTGGTGTTGGATAGGCTTGCCGGATGAAGTTTACATCCTTGTTGAGCAGATACTCATACGTGCCTGTGTTGATGTCGCCGCCAACAACGTCCGTAACAACAGCAAGTGAATACACCGCAAGAAAATCATTTGGCGCGGCCACATACTTATTGTTTGCGGATGTATTGCCCACCATATTCTTGCGCAGCGAGGGGAACTGCACCGAGTTGTAGATGCGCTGCTCCGCTTGCTGAACAAACGTAGGAATCTGCGCCACGAAGTCCGCACTCGGGTTCTCCGTGTACGCCTGTATGGCCGCGCTCAACTGGCTGTAGTTCATTTAAACCTCAAGCCATCGGGCCCCGGGCCATCAAGCCCTTGGTGGCTGCGCCAGTGCCGCGAATCTTGATGCCGCTGGTTTTGACCGGCGGGTAATCTTGGCTTCGCACATTGGCAACAGACACATTGGCCTTGCGCATGGTCTCTTTGGCAGGCTCTTCACCCACCACCACGTTCGGGACAACCTTGGGAACTTTGTAGGTAGCCATATCAGCCTCCCTTGCGACCGGGGTTACGCTGGTTCACCACCTTGGCCATGTTGCGACCGTACTTGAGCATGTCGGCATTGGTTTTGCCGCCAGCACGCAGTTTGGTCGGCTTCTGGCCGGGGTGCATGTTTTTCTCGTGCTTGCGCACAGCAGTTTTTGCGTCCATGTCAGACTCCTATCTGTACCGTTACTGTACCAACAACTGCCTGCATTACCAAGTAATTTGGCGTCAAGGCAGCATCAAAAAATCTGGAGCCCCCAACGGGATTCCAGCCCCACTGAATGTCCCGGGAGCCGCCCGAGGGGTTCCCATTTGCGTTCACCCCGGAGGTCACGTAGGTGGTGTCCTTGCGAGGATTGCGCACGGCCTGCGGATCGTCCACCGGGTACATGCCAAGTTGAAGCTGCGGGTGGTCTGGGTCCCAGCACTCCGGGCAGACCATGAGGTCGTAGAGCTTCGTCTTGATGACTTCCCGCTTGAGCAGCTTGAGCTTGAACTGCTGACCGCACCGGTCGCACTCCGCAATACTGTTCTTGCCAGAAGCAAACCTGTTTCCCATCAGTAGGCCCCGCTACCCAAGAACTGCTGCCGGGGCACAAACCTGACCGCCGCCTTCTCACGATCTTCCTCGGAAGCAAGCTGCCAAGCCTCGTCATACTGCTGTTTAAGCACCGGCAGGCGCTCGGCTCCGTTGGGCAGCTTCAGGGCAAGGTAGTACGCCAGCCCCGCCGCAAGGCAGGGGATGAACCGAAACGGCACATCCATTACGTTTACACCACCACCGGCATCTTGCGTCCTGCGCAGCCTCCAGTAAACAAACTGGTAGGTGGTGGAATCATCAGGGGTTGGCCACACGGTAATTGCAGGAACTTGCGCCCAGTACACAGCCGTGGAGTCGGCATGGGACGCCGCAGTTGTGTTTTGCTGCCCCCGTGCGCAGTTATATAGGGAATTCCCTGATATATACCCGTAGTTGATGATCTCGTTGTCAATCTTTACAAACCCGGATGCTGGCAATCCAATTGTGGAATTCAGGGGAATGGTGGTTACCGAGGAGTTGATGCCTCCAACCTGATTGATGGTCAAACCTGTCGGGCTGTTTTGGGCGTTAAACCTCTGAATCCAGACCTGAATCGGACGACCCGAGATCAGCTTATTTGGGATCGTGGCGTAGGTGCTGACGCTGATCCGGGTGATGGTCAGGTCTGCCTGCGTGGTTGGGGTGTTCCCGCCCGTGCGGATGACATGCTCCAGCAGGTCAATTGTGTCGTTGGGCAGGGCGTAGGTATTCTGACCGGCAACAAGAGGGATCGTGCCGGTCTCGATGCTCCACATGTTGATGCCACGGTTGGCCCAGTCAGCAAACATGATGTTTAAACTGCGACGAGCTGTACGCAGGTCATAACCGGTGCGCAGCTCACTCCCGGCGCGTTCAAACGCCTCCTCGACCAGCTCATTGAGGTCAAGGTTGAATGCACTTACGCCGGATGTGTTTGCCATCAGAAGCCCCCTAAGCCGCCACCCATGTTGCCATAGCCGCCGCCCATATTTCCACCGCCAAAGCCGCCGCCAAAGCCGCCGCCCATAAACGGATTCATTTGGCGACCAAAACCGCCGCCCATAAACGGATTGAAGCCGCCACCACCCATAAACGGATTGAAGCCGCCACCGCCCATGAACGGATTGAAACCACCACCATAACCGCCGCCCATGAATGGGTTAAATCCTCCACCGCCCATAAAAGGATTCTGTAGCGGGCCTAATCCTCCGCCCATAAATGGGTTGTAGCCCAAAGAAGGGTTTCTGGACGGTCTTTGCTGCATACCCTGATTGCCGCCCACAGAAATGTCTGAACGAGGCTGCGGTCTTCCAAAGTCATACTGAGGCGCAAGCGTGGGCATCACGGCGGGCTTGACAGGAGACGGATACATTCCACTGTCGTCTGCAATCGGCGGAACATAATTTGGATCCCCCGGTCCGTCTGCAATCGGCGGAACATAATTTGGATCCCCCGGTGGGCGCATGACGCCGCCCGTCATGCCGCCACTCACAGCGAACGGCTCAGAAGAATCTTGCCCATACCCCGGCGGGAGCTTATTGGTAGGGCGCATACCGCCACCCAATGCAGCCAATGCATTCAATGCACCCAATGCATCCAATGCACCCGGCACACGTTGGCCATACCGAGGATCATCAGGCGACAAAGGTCGTATGTCGCGGGACTCCGCACCGGTTGCAGGGTTGTAGTTTGAGCCGCCGAAGATTTGGCCAAAAAGGTTTGTGTATGGGTCTCGCCCGGGTTGACGGCTGGTCAGGTTAGTCTGATCAGGCGACAAACGGCGTATATCACGAGACTCCGCACCGGTTGATGGGTTGTAAACAGAACCGCCGTAAACTGGGCCAAAAGGATATGGAAACATTATCTAAACCTCGCTGTTTTTGCTGCCACTTTGAGCGGCTGTTTCACGAACTGCTTCCCCGCAGCTTTGCCAGCACGTTTCGCACGTGTTGTCGCAGCGTACTCAGCAGGGCTGAGACTTTTGATCGCAGCACTTGGAAGGTATCTTTCACCCGTGTCAGAAGAGCGTTTGCCACTTTTCGTCCTCCATTTTTGGGCCGTCCAAGCCTTCAAAGACTGCTGGGGAGCCTTCATGACTTATACCCGCCGCCTTTTGCCTTGTACTGCTTGGCCAGAAGCTGGGCCTTCCTTGCGGACCATTGCCCTGCCGCTGTACCCTGCACCGCCCGAGACTTGATGGACTCAAACAGCGACTTGCGCATACCCGGTTTGGTGTAATTGCCAGCCTCGTTGACCTTGGAGACTTTGCCGCCTTCAGCGTACTGCGTGAAGTCGGTGTCATCCCGGCGAGCCTTACGCTTGCCTTTAGGCATCTTGGAGGGGGAGATGGCCCCCATCCCACGGCTGGGCATCATGTTTAAACCATTCGGCCTTTGGTCTTGCCACGCTGGCAGCAGCCATCTGCGGCCTTTACATAGCCGCCTTTGGCATAACCCTTCTGACCCCGCACAGCATCACGAGGATCAGCCGGGGGCTCAGTCTTGGTCAGGGAGCGGTTGTATGCCTTCTCAGCCGCATCGCGCATTTTGCGGTCAGCTTGCTCTTGACGGGCTTCTTTCTCTGCTGGACTCATGATTCACCTCAATAGTATTTGGCTTGGCGGGCACCACGGGCCTTGCCCCAACCTTTTGCTGCGGGTTTGGACGACGCTTTGCCACCCCGTTTAAACTCAACGCCGGACTCATCTTCCTTGTATCGGGTGGACTTGGTGGGGTTACGATCAACTGCGCTGCGGGTGGATGAGAAGCTGGTGGGCTGCTGTGAAGAACGAAGTTCTTCTGCCAGCTTTGCGGAACGCTCAGACTTGGCCAACGCCGCTTTCCTTGCTGCTGCGGCTCCACGCATTTCCATGCCAATAGCGCCAATACCAGCCAACTTGCCGGGGCCAAACGCAGCCATAGTGTTGGCCACGTTCCTATCCAACTCACTCTCAGAAACACGCTCTCCACCCGTAACCGTTGGAGTGCCTCCAGCCGGAATTTGAGAAATCAGCGCATCTCTGGTGGTAGGCGCAGCATATCTGCGGGTAAGCCTTGCTGTTTCATCACCAGTGTCAGGCACAGAATACTTCTTCGCCAATGACACCTGCTCCGGCTTTTGCCGAGGGGTAGATGTTTTTACAGGAGAAGGCGCAGGCCCATCCGGGCGGATGGCAGGGCCTGACATAGCGGCGATCTCACCCGGAGACAGCTTCTCCCCCTCCTCCTCGGCACGCCTACGCATATCGGAGGTGATGGTTGGCTCTGAAGACGGAGTTTCAGCGGCAGCGGGTTTCTTTCGCGCCTCTTCTTCCTTCTTCTTGCTGTTGTACAACCCATAGCCAAGCGCCGCCAGAGCGGCGAGGCCAGCAATATCACTGCGTCTGCGTGCCATGACTGCTCCTTAGCAGGCTTTACCGCCGTAGGCCATCTTGACCATAGTGGCGCGGGTCTTGCCCTTCTTGGCAATACCATCCGCAGCCTTGTGGCCAGCAGCCAAACCGCCGCCTGCATAGGCTTTGCCGCCATGCTTCATACCCTTCATCTCGGCCATCTCATGCTTGACCATCGACTTGGGAGCGCCCTTCTTCTTCATGAAGGACACTTCTTTCTTCATCATTGCTTTGGACTCTTTCACTTCGCCACCTCTTGCCATAATGCCCGACTTACCATGATCGGTTTTGGGGCGGTTGATTTTCTGAAGATCGGCCCGGGTTCCGGTGCCCTTGAACTTCAGTCCTTCGTCCGCTTTTGCGAACTCTTTGCCAACAGATTGTGGCACTCCAGCCTTCTTGGCGAAAGCCGGGTTATGTGCAACAGCCTGCATGAAGTTGTGCTGTTTTTCACTCTTGCTGGGCATCTGGTTTCTTCCTGCGGATGAGTTCCGCAAATGGTTTGCCAGTGACCATCTCAGCAATCCGCATGAGCGTCCACACGGCACCAATCAGGCCGAATACAGGTGTAAGAAGTTCCAAGAATGCTCCTATTGCCGCTATGGCAGAGGCAACATCCAGCACGTTCTTAACGGTGTCGTGGTTCTGTCCCATTTCAGCAGTTCCAAGCCCGCAGGCTCTTGTTAATTCTCGAATTCGGGTCTTTTGCGGTTTTGGCGCTCGTCAACTTCTTTTTCATCCCTTCCATACGGGCGCAAAAAGAGTCGCGGCGTGGACCGCCCTCGGGCTGCGGGGCCTTGAGCCCCGGCTTGCCCGGGTTCGCCTTGTTGTAGGAAGCCCGTCCTTTGGCGTTCAAACCGCCTTTGGGGTTCTTCCCTTCTTTTCGTTGCCATGCTGGAGTCTTAGCCATAAAACACCGTTATCTGCGCATTGGACAGCGCAACATAAACATCGGTTTGGAAAAGAATGCCGTTGGCCGGGATCACCACACTGAAGGTTTCCCCGTTTGCGGTTGTGTTGATGGTCATGATAGTGGTGCCGCTGGCCCCGCCGTCTTTAAACACCACACTTCCAGCACTGCCGCCCGGAGCAATCAATGCGCCGCGAACACGGGTTCTGCCCGCAACCGCAGTGCCTGACACCGCAAGCGATGAGGCAAGAATGTCTGTTTGCATCGTCATGATGCGCTCCTATTAAGCGGTACGTGTAAACACGTATGCGGTCGGGCTGGAGAACATGATTGTGAAACGAGCAAGACCTGTGGCACCTGCGGCGACTGTCAAATCACCAAAAGAACCAGCAGAATCAACACCTGCGGTCGAGAGAACTGCGTTGGTGTTTGCAACAACGGCAACAGCACTTGCGCCAGCAGTGTTGTCAATGAACAGATCAAGGGTGGTGCCTTGGGTTGCGCCAAGGAATGAACCAAGCGCCGTCCCGGTGGGCAGCGTAATGTTGGTGCCAGCAACCGAAGTTGAAGTGATGTAGCCAGAGGCAACCTGCGCTGCGGTAGCAGTGGCGGTGGCGTTGACAGCGTTGGCAGCGGTGACTTGGTGGCCATCGATAAAGCCGTTTTGAGATACGACTGGGCCATTGAAGGTGGTACGAGCCATGATTCCTCACATGCGAGTTACGTTTGGGCGCTCTGTCTGCATGTCGTCAGCCGGGACTGTCAGAAACGCCGGGGACCCCGGGATGACCCAATATATCTCATTTAAACGGGGCATGCAAGCGTTTAAATAAAAAGGGGGCCGAAGCCCCCTTTCAGTCGGTAGACCCTTATCAGGTCGAACCAGACGAACCCCACATGCCGAGGGGGTCAGACCAGCCAAAGCTGTAACGCTCACGGGCCTTGTAACGGACGTTGCCGGTATCGAAATCGCCGTCCATGCTGTTTTGCAGCGGAGTACGAACGAAGTGCTTCATACCATTGGGAACGTCTGTGGTCAGGAACCAAGCGTTGCTGTCGGTCAAGAAGTGGTTAACGGTGTAACCCTCGGGGATTGCGCCCATCTGCTTGATAGCGTTGATGTCGTTATCAGCAGTAGCCACACGCAGCTCGGTGTCAAGCAGACGCTTGGCAACGAACATGAGGCTCGGGGGAACAATCAGCTTCTTGGGCTTGGCAGCGATCAGCAGACCACGTTCGTCAGTCCAAGCGGCGATCTGAATAACGGCGGCTTCAAGAGAAGTCTCGTTCAAATCGACTTGGGTGCCGGGGGTGTTGCTGTTGACGCCACCAGAGACCAGCGGGTGGTTTGCGTTGAACAGGGAAACGCCATCACCACCGGGGTAGGTGCTGGAGAAACCGTTGTTCAAAACCGCAGCGGCCTTAACCTGCTTGGTGTAAGCCATAGCCCGGGCCAGAGCCTTGGTGTAGCGGGCAGACAGACTGTCGTACAGGTTGTCTTCCACAGCTTCTTCAGTGATGCTGAAGCCAAGAGCAATGGTTTCGTGCGTATAGCGAGTGGACCATGCTTCCTGCGCATTGTCATATGCAATGGCAGCGCCTTCGTTCTTCACCGGAGCGGCGGAGAAGCCAGACAGCTTGGTTTCCTCTTCAAAAGAACGCTCGGAAGTCTCGGTTTCGTAGATTTCCTTGTGCTCTTCACCATAGCGCGAATACTCCATACCGAACAGGGCGTTCAGGCCGGGGAGCAGTTCTTTCAGCAGTTGTGCGCGACTAATTGCCATGATCTACTCCTTATCAGACGCCAACAGGGTTGAGGTATTGGTGCCCGCCGGTAACGGTGCTGACGGTTGCGAAGACGCCAGTAGACGGCTCGGTGGTGGTCGAAACCACGTAAGGAGCATTCCACTTGCAAATTACTTCCACAAAATCGCCAGAAGAGTTAGCGGTATCAGGAACCACATCAATGATGCGGATCGGCAGGGTAGCGGTGGTAGTGCCAACCGTGGTGTACAGACCGATACGGCTGTCGCCAGTAGCAGTCACACCTGCGTTTTGCACCAACTCAGCGTTAGTACCAATCACGCTACGACCCAGATAGGTCGGGGTGAGGCCGTTGCCGCCTTCAGTCTGACCGGCAACCAGAACTGCTTTAAACAGCAGATCGGGGTCGTCCTGAATGTACGCCGTGATCACGGTGCCGGTGGGGGCAGCGTAGCCAGTCGGGTAGTACTGGGCAAAGATGACTTGTCCTTGCGCGTTAACGTAAGAACAGCCTTGGAAGACACCCAGAGGCGTAGCCGTAGCTTGGCCGGTATCTTTTTCAATGTAGCCCGTCGAAACAAGTTTCACCACATCTCCGTAGAAGATGTTGCCAGCGAACCCCGCAGGGTCAATCTGGTATTGGCGAGTTTGTCCGGCGAACACCTGACCACCGATCAGATTGATCGGCTTCAAGCCGTAAGGCTTGTCAATGGTGGGGTAAGCCATTTGAGACTCCTAATTTATGAACCAGAACCGAAAGTTACCTTGGTCTTCTTCTCAGAGAAAAGAGGCATCCGAGGATCACTCTCACGAAGGAAATTGTTGTCTACAGAATCCATTTGAGCCTTGTTTTGCTTATCGTAGTATTCCATACGTTGGGCCAAGAACTCGTCCGGGATACGGCAGAGCAACAGACCGCCCACTTCGATGTTTCCCTTGAAACGACCTTCAGTGGATGCGTGCATCATCATCTCGGGATACTCCTCTGCTTTGCAGGGCTCATATCCCTCGCGTAGCTTGGAGGATACGTTAGACGGATCGGCAACTCCCATCGAGGCGGTACGAATCCACCGATGTTTCCACCCCGGACGTTCATCCGGCGAAGGTAGAGCCTCGGGCGGACGCCATGCCTCCGCACGTTTAAACACTACTTCGCGGGCATCAGCCTCACGGGTGCGACGATTCTGTTGAACCTGTTCCATCATTCATTCCTTCCAAGTAAAGCAACCTGTTTAGCGTACTGCTCTGGGGTGATCCCAAGTCTCCTCGCAAGGTTGACCTGAGAAGCCTTCAGCTTGACGCGAGTCGGCGGGGTGCTGCGTGTAGCCGGGGCCACAACAGCTGATTTTGAAGCACGGCGTTGAGGCGTTTCCTCTTCGACCGGTTCTGACTCATATGCAGGAGAGTCGTCATCCTCACGGCTCCCGAAGTACTCGGGGAATCTTTTGCGCATGATACTGTCAACCTTCTTGAAGTATTCTTCAGTACCAATGTAGTCAGGACCATATTCCCTTTGGAGCTTTCTGTCAAGCCCCATCGCAGACATAGTCATTTCGTCGTCTTTACCAAACCAGTCGCTGTTGCGGTCTACCCATTTCTGGGTCCGGGCGTCAAGCTGCGGCTTTTGTGGCTGAGTTGGCGGCGGTCGGAATTCTTCTTGCTGAGGAACCGAAACTGGCTGCATCTCATATGTACGCTGCATATTGAGGGTTGCCCGGGCAAGTTCCTCCTGAGCTGCTGCCATGCCATCTGCATCGCCGCTTTCAAAGGCTTCTTTAACCTTTCGTTTTGCTTTTTCAAGCTCTGAGCCTGCCACACCCTTGACAGTCTCTATATACGCATTACTGCCGTGGGCAAGCTGTTGCTGGAGCCGCTTATTCTCCTCAAACACCTTGCGGGCAAAATCTTCAGCCGCCAGACGCTCACGCTCTGCCTGTTCTTTAGCTCTGCGTTCGTCGTGATAGCCACGGGTGAACTTCTTGATCCGCGCCTGAACTTTCTCGTCATAGGTGGCGAGTTCTTCGTCGGTCGGGTCTTCCGGGGGAGGGGCTGATTTACGGCCCCTGTCTTCAGGCGGGGTATCGTCTTCGATCTCCAACTGAATCTCTTGTTCCTCTTTGGCTTTCGCCTTGGCTTCCTTTTCGTCAGGAAACTCGTAATCGTCGTCAAACTTCATGTTTAAACTCCTCAAGCAGCGCGGGTAATACCGCGCGGATCTTCAACAACAGCCTCGACCGAATCATCATTGATGATCCTGAACTCTCGACCGTGAATCTTCAGGCGGGTGCCTGAATTGGGGCGCACGATGATGAAATCACCTTCTGCGCATGACGGGCCACTCGGGAATCGGGTGGTGTCTTTGTAGCAATCCGGGCCAAGTTTGACCACAAAAAGCACTGGGGTCAGCACCTCTTCGTAGTACATGGTCTTGTCCGCTTTGACCAGTCCAACCTCACTGTCGGCATATTCCTCCATTGCCTCGGGGACAACGCAAAGAAGATGGAAGGTTTTAGGGTCAGGCAGTTGCTTTGCCTTTTGCTCGGCGGTCCTGTTCATGATCGAGGAAAGATCAACGGCCAGCGCCGGATTTATGACTTCAGTCATCTGAATGCTCCATTTTTTGCACGAGGTCGTTGATGATGTTCTCTGCAAGGCTCAGACCCCGGATGACCCCGCAGATTTTCTTGTACTCGTCATACGTGTCAGCTCTGCTTGCGGCCACGTAGGCCACCTGCTCCTGACGCAGTTTGTCGATCTCCTTGACTACTAAAGCGAGAGCTTTGTACTCATTCATTTACTTCCTTTCCTTGCAGCCTTTTGGGCGTCGAGTTGCATTGCCACTTGCGCCTTGTGCTTGGCGATTTCCACGCCGAGCTTGGCTCCTTCTGCCTGCTGGGACTTGGCAAGTTTGTCCCGAGCGGCGGCGGCATTTGCCGCAACCTGCATGGCCGCGATTTCTTTTTGCGCGGCGATTCGTGCCATCTCGATTTCGATCTGGTCTGACTTGGCAGCGGCCTCCATAGCCTGCTTCTGGGCCTTGAGCTCCAAGTCCTTTTGTTTGAGCTGGAGCTCCTGCATCTGCATTTGGACCACGGGGTCCTGCATCTGCTGCATTGCCGCCGCCTGTTGGGCTTGGGCTTGGTTGCCGCTGACAATCTGCTGAGTCGCCTGCGCGGCCATCATGGCAATCTGGTTGGCCATCTCTGGCGGCAGGTTCTTCTGCTGCTCTTCGGACGGCAGCGGGGCACCCATGAGTTGCTCAACTTGCAGGCGGAACTTGAATCCAACGTGTTCGTTGATATGAGCCATGACGGCCCCAACAATCTGCTGGGCCATCGGGTTTTGCTGCAACAGCTGCTGCATGGCCGGGTCCTGCATAAACATCATGTGGACCGCAATATGGGCGTCATGGTTTTGCTCCACAAACGCCTTATTCTTCTTTCCATTCAAGAAGTTCTGGTTCTCCTGCACCGGATCAACCGGGGTTGCATCATCCTCAATCGGCACCAGCTTGGCAGCGTTCTTGATGCCCAGCACCTCAATCATCTGCCGGTGCAGCAGGGGCAGGTCATACAACTGCGGGGCAGATTGGGCAAGTTGGAGAACTGCCTGATACTGCACGATCTTCTGCGCCATTGTGGCGGCGTTCGGGTCGGACACGGGGATGACATCCACCATGTCGTAGTCCATCCTGCGTGCCCTGCGGCTACCCTCGTAAGGCTGGTACTCGTACTCCTCGGGGCAGAAGTCGGCAATGATGGCCTTGAGCAGTTTAAACTCCTGCTTCATGGCGAAATGCAGGCGCGACTGAACGGCTGTCATCACCTTCAGGGTGCGCTCAAGAATGGCCAGCGTTGTACCCACCGGGGCCTGACTGGACATGTCAGAGACCTTCATGTCGCCCGACGAAGCAAAGGCGCGGCCCTCCTGAACAATCTGGTTAAACAGGGCGTAGAGAACTTGGCTGGGCTCTTTGTACGGCAGCGGCAGGATGTTGTCGCGTATCGAACCGGACGGAACATCCACATCTCTGAACTCTCCCGGAGCAATCGGGGTGTCATCTCCCTTGATGCGCAGACCCCGGCTTTTTAAACCACCGGGCAGGTTTGACAGGGTTCCGGCATCCACCAATTGGCGGATAAGCATGGTTGCGCTCTTGGCGTAGCCACCAATCAGGTGGATCAAGCCGTAACCATAGAAGCCAAAGCCCGGGATGTACTGGTAATGCACGAAGTGCTGACGCTTCATGTGAAGTTTGTCACCCTCGTACCAGTTGCGGCGGATCGCCAGAATTTTGCTGGTCCCCTTCTCAATGGTGACCACATACGGCAGGGCAATGCCCGTTTCTTCTCCTGCCTTGTTTGTATGCTCGTATCCCTTGAGGTCAAGGTTTACATGCATTTCAAGGATGCGGAAGCGATCATCCTGAATGGCGGTCATGCCGGTTTCTTCGGCCTTTTGCTTCTCGATGTCATCGAGTTCGTATGTAGGCTCCCCCAAGTCCACATCCATATAGAAGCCAGCTTCTTGGAGCTTGAGAATCTCGTTGGGGGTCTTGCGCATAACATGCGTCACACGCTCTGCGGTCTCCAGATTAGAGGCTCCATAAGGAACCACAATGTCTTCTGCGGGGATGAATACCGCAACCTGCCTGCCTTTGCTGGGGTCGTAGTAGACCTTTTTAAACGCTGAACCTGTGATTGGCAGAGCCCACAGGAGTTTTTCATGCTCCGCCCGGTACTCAGTCATAACCTCCGTCAATTGGAAGTTCATGTCCTCCCGAACCCGGGTGGCAGCTTCTTCGCGCATTTTGTCGATGGCCCCAACAATCTGGGTCTTGACCGGCCCCATCGCGGGGAAGGTTTCCATCATGGACTCCGACTGGAATCGGACAACGGACTCGGTGAGCATGGGGTGAAAGACCCCGCAGGCTCCGTTCCACGGCTCTGTGCGCTCTTCATATTTGAGGCCCAGCAGCTTTAAACCATCAACGTAGGTACGAACCCAATCGCGGCGGTCGCCAATATCTTGAGTGAAATCATCAATCAGCTCGGAACCCAGTGAGTCCAAGTCGCTGGGATTCATGTACTCCGCCAAGTTGGCATCAAAATCCTCGGCGGTTTCCGGGGCTGGCATCAGATCAATCTCCATGCCGTCAATCCCAATACTCACTGCGTCGGGATTCTCGATCTCAATTTCAACCGCCGGGGCGACATCCATAATCCCAACGGGTGCGCCGTACAGAGCTTTATCAATTGCCATGATGTGTCCTTTAAATAAGTTTTACGCGACCGCCTTTGCGGTACCCCTCGGGCATCTCCGAGGTTGGGAGGAATATGTCTTTGTCTTTGAGCCCCATGTCGCGGGCCGACTCCACAATTTGTAGGTATTTGTGCGCCCCAATGTCATGGGGTCTACTTGTAAGCAACTCTTTGAGGATGGGCAGGAACTTGGGGTTGTCCTTCCACTTTTTTGTGCCGCCACCTTGCCCAACTGCGTCGTTGTAGCCAGAGACAATTGAAAACCCGCTGTCGGGGTTTGGGTCATATGAGCCGTCTTCCAAACCCTTATGGGTAACACGCACGGCTCCGATCTTGAGCAAGGCATCAAAGTTCAAAGGCCTGTAATCAACCTTCAGGTCTTGGTTGTCACTTGTCAAAGCCTTGTACTTCTCAAAATCTTTTATCGGCATCACAACCTCAAACTGTGTAAAACCGCTCTCTTGCGCGGCGACCTTTGAAATAAACCGGCTCATCCGGCTCATCGGTATCAATCGGGATGAATCCCCCCTGTCTGAAACGAAGCAGGGCCTGACTGGTCGAGTCAACAAGGTCATCATGGTCCCCGTTGGGGAAAGAGGCCAGTTCTTCCATCAGTTCATCAGCCCAGCGGGTCGCAGGACACCACACCACTCCAGAAGCAAACAGGTCAGAAATTGCGTTTACACGCGCAATCTTATCGCTTCCTTTGCTCGGTGTATATTCCGAAAGAGGGATGCCCATCTGCCGCAACTCATAGATCAAAGGAGCGCCAGCGGCCTTCTTTTCCACAATCAGGGTGTCCGGGTTCCACTCCTTGAACATCTCAAACGCCTTTGATTTGAGTTCAGGGAACTCCAAACGGGCCTTGAAGCTGTCCAAAACGATGATGTTGGACTTGTAATTGCCCTTCTCATCAGGATGTTTAAACACCCCCCACGTTGTACAGGCGGAGTAGTCTGCGCGGTTGGATTTCTCAAAGGCGGTGTCCCAGCTTTGGATGATGTACTCACAAGAGGGGGGTGACTCATGGTCCCAAATGCGCCATTGGTCCCTCTTGATGATGGCCCCTTCCTCGGAGGTTGGGTTTTGCTGGTACTGGGCCTCCCACTTGGCCACTGGAAGTTCAGCTTTGAGGGCTTCCAGCTCCTCTTTCTTCCAAAATCCGGGCCAGAGGGGGTTGCCGGAGGGCAAAATGGCGGGAAATTCAATCACTTCCCACTCATCTGTGCCCCCTTTTTGACTGTTTTTGAGTATTTGGCCGGTCAGATCACGCTTTGCCCAGCGGGTCATCACAATGATGATCGCTCCCCCGGGCTGTAAACGCTGGCGCGGGCCGGATGTGTACCACTCATACACATTGTCATACACCGCAGGATTGCCCTGCTTGGCCTCTTGCTCCGAATGGGGGTCATCGATGATCAAAACATCGGCACCCTTACCCGTAACGGCACCCCCAACACCGATAGCGAAGTAGTCGCCGCCCTTGTCGGTATTCCATCTGCCCGCCGCCTTTGAATCTGTGGACAACTTGGTCTCAAAAACCCGCCCGTAGGCTTCTGACTGCACCAGATTCCTCACCTTACGACCAAATCCAACAGCCAATTCTGCGGTGTGAGCGGTCTGAATGATCTTCTTTTCCGGGTACAAACCCAAAAACCAAGCCGGGAGGAGGTAGGAAGCAAACTCGGACTTGGTATGCCGGGGCGGCATATTGATGATCAACCGCTTCAACTCCCCACGGGCAACCCTCTCAAAGGCGTCAGCCATGATCTGGTGATGTTTACCCGAGATAAACCCCGGCCACATGTGAGAGACAAAGTAAATAAACGAACTTTTGCACCTCTCTACCCGGTCCATCTCCAAGAGCATCATGATCTTGGCCCGCTTGTCCTCATCCACCAGCGGGATCAGAGCCTTGTAGTTCTCTATCTCATCACGGGTCAGTAACGTCACAAAGCAGCCACTTCCCTTACAGACCTGTCCACAACCTTGATCCCATTCCACCGAGTAGTTTTGACCGCCAAGTGGCCATCCTCCTCCAGCTTATGGACAATCCTGTGAATATTCGCCTTGGACTTCATCCCCAATCCCTTGGCAATCACCAAATACGACGGCGATACACCATGAATACGGATGTACGCCTTGATGAAGTCATACACCAGCTTGTGCTTTTCTTGCATGCTCATCCCTCATGTGAGTAATTGCAAACATCACAGCCTCAACATGCGCAACACAATCCTGCGCCCTCTCTAAAGCCTCTTCATAGCTGCGTCCAAGCATGCACCGATGGACATCCTTCAAAGCCTTCTCGGCCATCATGCACGGGTATGCGTAGTCAATCAACATGATCCACCTCCTAGCGAACGAAGTTTAAACGTGAAAGCGAACATTCGCAAGAGGGTCTCCAAAAAATATACACCCCCCGGGGTAGGCGATTTGGAAGCGATGGGGGTGCTTTATGGGGAAGGGGTAATCGTTTGTGTGGATTACAGCGTAAGCGTGGGCGGGGGGCCCCTTCGGCAAAATGGGGGGGTGGGGGGTCGCTCTGCCGCTCCTGCCGCCACGCTGATGCCACCTGCCCCCCTGCCGATAGCAGGCATCCCCTGATGACCGTTCCCCTCTGCGGATAGAGTCAGCCTGCCTTGATTGATTCGCGTCTGATAGGCTTGACGTTGTCCAGCAGGCGTAGGTGTCCAGACAGTTCCCGCTTCAGGTCTTCAGCCGACACCTTCTCACCCTTGGCATCATCCTCATGTTTAAACAACCCTGATGCCTTGCCGAGGAGTTCCAGTGCTTTGATTTTCGAGCCCTCTTGTTTGGCCTTTGCACTATGTTCAATCAACCCCCTGAGTACATACCGTCTTGTGGCAACCATGTCTTCCAGCAAGTGTTCCGTTGTCTGCTCGATGGCTTCCTTGACCACCGCTTGAACCTTCGGGTTCCGCGATAGCGACCATGCCGCCGCCTTAATTGATCTTTCATCTCCCTTGGCATCTGGGTACGCTTCTTTGTACGCTTGCAGTTGGGTTTTCCCCTCTATCAGACCCTGTGCGTACTTGAGTTGTTTTGCCGTTATTGGTCTCTCCCTCTGGCTCCCTACTGGTTGTCCGTCTGTTCTCCTCTTTGGTGCTTCTGCGTGGGCGGCTAACCGTTCCGCTTCGCTCAGTTCCGGGCCGCTGTCGGGGCCATCATCGACCGGCTCCATCAGTTCCCGCTCCGCTTCTTCCAGCGCCGCCATGTACTGTTCTTTGCTGATCTTCCCGGGCCTTGACCCATTGCCTGCCTGCTTGTCCATGTGATTTCCTCCAGTACTGATGCTCCATACAGCATCGTTCGCCGTGCAGTCTATCTGAGCGGTTTAAACCCGTCAACCATACCTACCCCTTACCCTCTCCCCGATCTCGCCCCCTACGCAGGTCTGCAATGAATAAGTACTACATAACTTATCCACACAATTCACCGCCGCCTGTGGACAAGTCCCCATATCCACACTTGCCTGTGATCTGCCGTGGATAACTTAGTAAAACTTTTTTATTGCAGACCATCCTCCCTGCCGTTTAAATATCCCCCATGCACCCTACCCCTACCCTGACCCCTTCAGCGCCTTGTAGACCCCTTTTCCCAGAACATGACCCCCTCTAATAAGAGCGCCGAATCCACCCGGAGTGCTACGCACCCAGAACCCCCCGATCCAATAACCCTACGGTTTAGTCGGGAATGTATTGACCCTGTTTACACGCTAGTGCTATGATGCGGCCATGCACTAGTGATAGTGCTTATGTGAACGGCCCACGATACGGTCGGTCTGAGGCGAAACCCGGAGGAAGTCCGGGAGCAAGTCAGACAGGGTTCAGCCCTGTACCAGTCCACCGTGACGGTAGATAAAACATCTCCCAATAGATGCCAACGTGATGCCCTTTCCGAGGGCATTGCAGTGCCATCTGCACTTAACCCGGAGAAAACCATGTACAACGTCCTTTTGATCAACGCCAGTGGCTACATCGTTGACCGCAACCACTTTGAAACAGTCACCGAGGCCCTAGCCCTTGCCGATGAATGGTCTACCGACTATCCCGGCCATGCAATTGACATCAAGTTTGTCCTGCCTGCCCGTGCGCCGACATGGACTGAATTGACCCTCGCGTGATTGCAGTCTGATGCCCTGCTTGTCTGGGCATTGGAGTGCCATCTTGCACTGACCCGGAGAAACAACATGGAAACCCTGCTCAATAAATACCGCGCCAACCCCACCGCCATCCGTCATGCCGCCGTGCTGACGTATCACCGCAAACACCCATTCGCTGAGTGCTTGCTTGGTGATGATGACCTTGCCCTGTTGCGCCGCCTGTGTGCATTCAAGCATGACTGATGAGGCTTAAATAGCCGAAACCCCCGCGAGGGGGTCTCATGCAACCACCGGAGAGAAACCATGACCATCGAATTGACAACCCTCGCCGATGTACTGAAAACATGGGCATTGCCCGAATTGAAGGATGCCCAGAAAGCATTCAACAAACACCCCAATGGGGTGAATTGGAACCGCTGTTTGAGGGCAATGCTGACCTATCAGCAACTGGAATTTGCCCTGCGGTCTTCCACCGTGGACAGGGAAAAACTGATGTTTGATCTTGAGTCAAACTCCCTCGGGCATTGGCAAGATGCTGTTTGCCGAGCAACCATGCGCATGACCTGCGCCCATGCCCTGCGGAACATTTAAACCAACTGAGAGGAAAACCACCATGAAAATCACCGTTTACACAGACCCCGGTCACGGTTGGGGTGCAGTCAAACGTCAACTGCTTGCCGATCTGGGGATCGCCGACAAGGTCTCCACGTATTCATACCAGCGGGGCCAGACGGTCTACCTTGAGGAGGACTGCGACCTGTCCCTGCTGATCGGGGCACTGCGTGACCGGGGCATAACCCCCGTGTTTGCCGAGCGGCACACAGACCGCCGCAGTCCGATCCGATCCTATGACACCTATCACGCCTGATTCCACCGTGATGCACCCTGCCCCGGGTGCATTGCAGTGCAATCCGCACTTAACCGGAGACCTTCCATGCAAACCACTGACCTCGACTCTGCCGCTGTCATTGCAACCCTCAAGGCTGAAGCCCGAAAGGCCAGCAAGAACTTCATCAAGACCCCCCACGCAAATCGGTGGTTCGATATGACCGGAACCGCCTTTGTGTATCAGCAAGCCTACCTCTTCTTCAACAGTTTTACCCGTAGTCCCCGCGACAAGTTCGCCCTGCTTGCCCTGTTGGCGACCGAGCCGATTGACAACTGGGGTGATGTAATTTGCAACTTCGTGCTTGGCGTGTCTCTCGCCGAGGCCCTGCGTGAGTTTGCAACCTTCCCCTGATTCCACCGTGATGCCCATTCTGTGGGCATTGCAGTGCAATCCGCACTTCACTGGAGAAGACAAATGAACTACAAGACACAAGCACAAGCCGCCCTCTCAGGCATCAAGCAACTTGGCATTCTGGGCGATGCCATCCGGGCCAAGGAAACTGGCGACATGGGCGGTTTGGCCTACATCGTTGGCATGGCTCTCAACACCGGTGACTCCGTCAAGTGGGGCCTGCTGTTCGCCGTTGGGGATGAACTCGATGCCATCAAGTTGCAGGCAGAGATCGATGCCATCGATGCCATGCGTGAGCGAATCGCCTACCTCGAAAGAAAAAGCGAGGCAATGTGGCTTGAAGATCAAGACAACGATGCGTGGGAGCGAGAGCAAGCCCATGTCCGGTACGCCGAGGCTGGCGGTCGCAAGCACAACTGATGAGACCTGAATGGTCGAAACCCCTTCGGGGGTCTTGTGCAACTAACCGGAGACCAACCATGCCAACGAAAACCGAGATTTATGAATACCTGTGCGCCCTGCGCGATTCGGGCGAGGTCAACATGTTCTTAGCCTCGCCCTACCTTGAATATGAATTCGGCATGACCCGTGCCGAGGCCAAGCAAGCCTTGCTTGATTGGATAAGATCATTTAAACGATGATGACTTGGCCCTTCCCACCCCCGGGTGGGCCTGTCCCGTGGACACCCGCGCAGGAGAGGGCCTACCGGCTCAAGCACAAACCCGCGCCACCTGACGGGCCTGATGCCCCCTTCTGATGACCGTACCTTTCCCGTTGTTTAAATGCAACATGGGTACTTGCACTAGCACCATCGGTGCTACAATCACAATCACCAACCGGAGAAACAAAATGTCTATGTCCTACAGCACCCGTGAAGAATGGCTGACCGCCGCCGTTGAGGAACTTCGCCCCGTTTTCGGGGCAGTCAACAAACCCATCCCCGCCAAAATCCGGGTCGCCTGTGGCTTCCCGTTGGATGCCAAGCGTAGCAAGGCCATCGGCCAATGTTGGGCCGACACCGCCAGCGGGGACAAGACCATCGAGATTCTGATCTCGCCGGTGCTGGACAAACCCTCCGAGGTTTTCGAGGTGCTGGTGCATGAGTTGTGCCATGCCACGGCAGGTGCGTTTAACCACGGCGTGAATTTTCAAAAGGTCGCCGCCATGATGGGTCTGGTTGCCTGCGGGGGTGGAAAGCAATCATGGAAGTCCACCAAGGGCAATGCCGACTTCCTCCAGACCTATGGAGCGATTATCGATTCGCTCCAAGACTACCCGCATGCCGCCCTGACGTACCGGGACAAAAAGACGCAGGGAACCCGCCTGCTGAAGGCTATGTGCCCGTCCTGCGGGTACACCATTCGATTGACCCAGAAATGGGCCGACCAAGGCCTGCCTACCTGCCCCTGCGGCGACCAGTTGTCACTTTAAACCGGAGAATCACCATGATCATCAAAGAAGTCGAAATCGCCCGTCTGCCCCTGAGCAAGGTCTATGGGGCCTATCAGCAATACCATCACAAGCCTTCATCGTGGAAGAACAAGGCAGATGCAGTCGGCTGGCTTGCTCTTCAGGTCGAGGCCGGGGCATTGTCGATGGACAGCATCCGGAGCGCCCCGGATGCAATGCCCTCTGCCGCCCCTGCCGGGGTCGACCCCGCGCTGGTTGCCGCTCTTGAAAAGAAGATCGCCGACCAGAAGGCTATCTCCCTTCAGGCCCTGCAACGGGCAGACCATGTTGCCGACCGGCTGATCAATGAGGTCAACACCCTGACCGACACCCTCGTTGAGACCGAGCGCCGCCTGCATAATTCGATTACATCCAGCAAACCCGACCTGTCGAACGTGCAGTATGAGGTCGCCCGTGCGGTGCGTGATGCGTTCGCGCCCTTCCAAAAGGCAGTGCAGGATGCCGGGGCCGAGGTCGCGGTGGCGCAGGCATCCTCAGTTGTTCCGGTCGGGCGCAAGCCTGTGTCCGAGGTGTTTGGTGTTGCCGTGCATGACATGCGCGGGGCCGAGTTGACGGTCGAGGTCTGGGATCACCCGGAGGCCCCCGCCGTTGACCCGGATTTCATCTGGACAGAGTCGATTCTGCGCTACCTGACACTAGCAGACCGCACCGGCGACAACCTGTGGTTTGGCGGGGAAAAGGGTACAGGAAAGTCCGAGACCGCCAGACAGTTTGCCGCGCGTACAGGTCGCGCGTTTAAACGCATCAACTTCCACAAGCACACCTCTGCCGAGGAATATGTGGGTGCGGTGGGTCTGGTTGACGGGCAAACCGTGTTTCAGCCCAAGGATTTTTTGCAGGCCTACACCTCGCCCTCCACCGTGATCCTGCTCGATGAGGTGACCAACGCAGACCCGGGGGAACTGGCCCCGCTCAATGGCTTTCTTGAACCCAACGCCGCTGTTTCATTCGGGGGCCAGACGCACCGCCGTGCGCCCGGGGTGCTGGTCTTCGCCGCCGACAATACCTTCGGTTCCGGTGATGATTCAGGTCGCCATGTTGGGACGCGAGTCCAAAATTCTGCTCTGATTGACCGGTTCGCCCACGTTGTACCGTTCACGTTTCTCCCCGAGGCTCAGGAGATCGATGCCATCGTGCGCCGCACGGGTTGTGCCCGGGAACTTGCAGAGCATGTCATGGCATGCATCACGGTCGCCCGTCAGAAAGTCACCAGTGGGGACATTGTGGACGCACCGTCCATCCGCTCTGCAATGGCCTTCGTCCGCGCCGTGAGCGTCCTGCCGGTTGACCAAGCATGGCGCACCGCTGTTGTCGCCCGTCAGCCGAGTGAATCTCATGCTGAGTTGAACCTGATCTTCACCGCCTGCATCAACGCAGACACCATCAAAAAATATTTGTGAGGAGTTTAAACATGAAACGCTATAAGGGTTATGAATTCCGCGCCGGGGTTGAAGCCTTCGCCAGCAAGGCCACCAAGGCCCTCGGGCTGACTGGTGTCAACATCGTCTGGTCTCGCGGCATCAGCACCGCAGGCATCGACAATCGCGGGACACTGTACCTGTCTGACGTTGACGATGCGTCCACGCTGACCGAGACCGACCTGCACAAGTATTGCGGCTTCGTCCTGCATGAGTTGTGCCACCATGCCTACACCAACTTTAATGTTCGCGGCTCGACCGATTACATCCGCACCCTGCATAATGCAGTGGAGGATGCATGGATCGAACACCGCGCCATCGACCGCTCCTTGATGGGCAATGTCGCACAGGTTTTTGAGGTGCTGATCGCCGGGATGGTGGCTGATGCCCTCGGCTCTGTGACTGATTGGGCTGACCCCCGTCAGTACCCCTTCGCCCTCGCCGTATACCTGCGCAAGCATGCCGCCCGTAAAGTGCCCCTTGCCAACGGTCTGGAACCGATCTTCCGCGAGGCAGGTCTGCGTCTGGAGAGTGCGCAGAGCAGTGTGGACACCCTTGCAATTGCAGAGTGGGTCATGTCCCAACTCAAGGCCCTGCAACCGGAGCAAAAGCCCAACGAACCCAACAAACCCAACGATAAGCCAAAGCAAGGCCCTAAGGGTGACGCTGGTGACGCTGACGGTGATGACGCTGGTGATGACGCTGGTGACGCTGATGACGCTGACGCTGGTGACGATGCTGGCAACCCCGGCGATCCCGGGCAAGGTGGCAAGCCTGTCGGTGATGCGACCGCACCCGCTGATGATTGTTCCCCCGCAGAGGTCGAACCCTCCATCGAGGGCAACAGTGTGACGCGAACATATTATGATCGCACTGACATCATCGATCCAGCCAAGTGCCTTGAGGCCAAGTGGCAGGAGATCAAGACCACCGTCCCGGGTCGCCTGCGCTACAACCTTCGCCGCCTGTTTGACAACAGCGACCGCACTGATTTTCAACTCGGTCGCAAGTACGGGTCTGTGAATTCGTCCGCTCTGCCGACCTACCAGCACAATGCCAATGTGTTTAAACTTCGCCGCGAGATTGACGGGATCGAATCTGCGGTGGTGATCTGCCTCGATGTCTCATCATCTATGTACCGGGATGAGGCAGACAGGCGGCGCATCCGGCTGGCAAGCGAATGCACCGCCGCCCTGCTTGAGACACTCAAGCATGCGCAGGTCTCCACCTCGCTGATTGCCTACGGGTCAAAGGTCTCTGTGATCAAACGCTGGACGGACGGTCTACCAGTTACACGGGATCGCCTGAGCAAGATCGCCTCGCAGGGATCGACCCATACCTTTATAGCCATGCGTCATGCGCATGAACTGCTGATGGCCCGACCGGAGGCCCGGAAGGTCTGCATCGTGCTGACGGACGGTGAGTGCAACGCACCCTTCGACAGTAAGCATCAGGTTCAAGTGGGCAAGGCTCTTGGGATCACCACCATTGGCATCGGCATCAGTCTTGATGTCAGTCGTGTATTCCCTGAGCATATCAACGTCAGGGATGTTAAAGACCTCGCCGAGGCCACATTTAAGCAGATCAAACTGGCGGCATGATGCCGCCTTTTTTAAGGAGAGACAAAGTGATTGATTGGAAAAACTGGAGACCGAATGTCGATGGAGCATTGGCTCTTTTGGCAGAGGGTGGCAACAGCAATAACGGCACTCTGACGATGGAGACGGGTGTCTGTAAGCCTTGGTCTGTGGCCACGATAAGGGCACTCAGGCGCAGGGGTTATCGAGTTGACAACCTTACAACCGGCGTGTTTTTGCTTCACAAAAAAGGAGAAAGCAAATGAAATGGAATCATCGAGTAATGAATTGCCCCTCCGAGAACGGAGGAGATGACTACATCACCTTCAAGGAAGTCTTCTATGACGATGACGGTGAGCCATACGCTTACAGCGAACCCTTCATTGGTGGCGACAACTTGGAGGAGTTGGAAACATTGGTGGCCAGTTTAAATGCCGCCCTGAAACAGCCAATGCTCCATGAAAAAACCTTTGAAAAAGGAGAAAGCAAATGACTGAAGAACATCCTTGGCACATCGAACTCGACTACATGAGAGCGCACCTGCGCTATGTGCTAAACAACCTTGATGCCATCAGCAAACGCAACGATGTGAAAGGCAAGATCGAGAGTGTGTACTTCATGCTCGATGATCTGTGTGAGCAAACCAAAGGTGAAAGCAATGAATGAAGAAACAGGCAAGTGGGTGATTCTGAGTTACTTCCCGAATTCACCAGTGGATGTTTATGGGTTGTTTGACTCGGAACGGGAAGCCCGTGACTACGCAGACAAGCATGGCTTCGCAATTGGGCAGGGGGCATACGATGTCAAGTCGGTGCTCAATGCCCACTACCATGAAGACCCGAGCGACTACGTTGGCATGGGTTGGATTGGCGCAGACGGCAGACCATAACAGTTTAAACAGGAGAACTGAAATGACCTACAACCTGCGATCTGATGAGTCATACGAAGACGAAATGTACGACCTCTACCTTGAGCGTCAGGCCCGTCTGCGCTACGAGCGCACCTTGGCCCGACACCCAGACCCGCAAGACCCAGACTACCCGGAGATCGATGATGAAGCATGACCCCTTCGACTACTGGTCTGCGCCCGGGAGGGGGTGGCGTATCGCCCTCTTGCTGGTGCTGGTTGCTATCTGTATGCTTGACCTGTTCTTCTGGAGGCCGCATGGATAAGGAACAACTGGAGAAAATACTCGACACCCACAACAAGGTCATGGACGTTGTCTCGGAATCGGGCCTTGATGGGTTCGACATAGTCGCGGTTCTGAGCAAGTGCCTGATCAACTACGCCGTGCATATCGAGGATCGTGATGAATTCAACATCCGCATGGCAATGACCTACGACTTCGTCAAGTCGCAGACCCCTCCTCTGGAGGAGATGCACTGATGCGCAAGATCAAGGTCATCAACCAAGGTGGCGACTACTTCAGGGAGCAACTGGAGAAGTACGCCCACCTGCTGGAACCAGTCCCCGACCATTCACACATTAAACGCCGAGAAAGGTATATCAACTATCTGCCGCGACAGAAATGTTGGGCTGTCTTCACCATGCCATCAAACATCAATGATTCACCGATGATGCGCAGTCGATACGACAACGTGATCAGCGCAGTACACAGCGCACTTAATTAGTTTAAACGGGGGCCTTGTGCCCCCGCTTTTCAAAACGCATCCAAGTTTTCCGAGTAAGTACCCGCCACCTTGTTGTACAGCAATGTGGTTTCACCCTGCGTCCCCACCCATCTATAGCGGCACTTCCAGACCGCAATCTCAACGACAGGCCCATCACCTCGATGAACGGTGATGCCGCAGTCTGTCTTCGCCCACCATGACATTGACCCCGCAATGGACATCCCATCAGGCCGGGGCTGATCATTCCCGCTCCTCTGCATTTTCGAGGGGTGAGCGATGAACCACGTATGCACATCATGCGCCTTGCAGAACTTCTGCACCCGGGTCAGCATCTGACTGATTGCATCCGTTTCCGTCATGTCCCTCCGATCCAGTTGAATGTAGTTGTACGGGTCAATCACCAGACCCCGCACCCCCATCCTTGTCACCGCCGCCCTCGCCCTGTCGAGGATCGAGTCCAACGTGCTTGGCTCTTCGCCGTTGGTGTCGATAAACAGGAAATGATCCTGAACGAATTTAAACGCATCCTCCCTCTCGCTGTCTCCCATCCGGTCGCGCCCCTCAAAAAACCTTTTGTGGGTGTATATCTCCATCAGACGGGTGATGTGAATTTCAGGTTGATTCTCAAAGGAGCAGATCGCAAACTTCCAGTGCATCGACCGCGCAAGATTGACCATGATCTGGTCGAGGAAGTTGCTCTTACCGCTCGATGGATAGCCGGTGATGACCGTAAGTTGGGAGGGGGCGATCGTGTAGATTTCATCGACCGATGGGTAGCCGGTGCTAAACCCTCTCCCCGTGCCTTTGGTGTAAAGGTCTTTGACCTTCTCGGCAAATGTGTTTGCATCCGAGAGCCCGTTGACCGGATATGGTTCTGCGCCGCTGATGATCCCCTCAATGTCCACCTTGGGATCGTCAGACGCCAGAAGGACATCGTTTAAATCCTTCTTGCCAAACTTGGCCAAGCGGCACTTGTCTTTTCCGATCCTCCGCGCCAACTCCTCCGCAAGCGCCTGACCGGGGATGTCCTGATCTGTGGCCAGAACCACATACGGGGCAGCATCGATGATCTCCCGGGCGTTCCAGACATACGCAAAACGCTTGTCTTCAGAGGGGAGAACCTTGCCATCTGCGACCTTGACAGGAGCGCCGCCGGGTACGCTGACGACATTGTTTAAACCGATCTCCACCGCAGACAGGGCATCGAACTCGCCCTCCACGATGATCAGAGGCTCACCCTTCTTTACATGTTCAAGGCCATAGAAATCATGTGCGCCGCCTGCGTCTTGAGTGAAGTCCTTGTCCTCGATGGACCGGTACTTCGCGGCAATCAAATTTCCATCACGGTAGTACGGGAAGCCGATGGCCTCTGTCTTGCGCCCGAGTCGTGAGAAGAACTTCTGGGCTGAGAATAGCCGCATCTTGTCTGCGGTCTGAGGGGAGATACCCCGGGAAATCAGATAGGCGTAATGCTCATCTTTGAGGCTGTTGCTCACGATGGCGGGGGCGGGAACTGCTTGCAATCGCTTCTCCTTGGGCGGCTGGACAGCCCCCTCTGCGTAGCAGTGATGGCAGTGATAGACCACCGCACCATCTGCCTTGCGGCTGAGGGTCATGTCCTTGATTTTTTTCTTTTTTCTCTCCGGGGTGCAGAACGGGCAGATTACCCGTGTCGTGTCACCAAATCTTGTTTCTTCTACGAGGGCCTCGATCATTTCATGCTTCCGTCTGCCTTACGTTTAAAACTGCGGTTGGACGAAGAGGGACGGGCGACCAGATTGCTTCGGGTTGTTGTGCCGCCTTTGCTCAGGGGCTTCTTGTGATCAACATCTTTCCCATCTCCCTTGTGGACGATGCCTTCTCTCTCCAACATCCTTCGGGCCTTGTTGCGTTGCGCCCGTTTCTTTTTGACTGCGGGTGTTCCGTCATAGTTGCGATACTCTGCGGCGTAGTCTCTCATGTTTAAACTCCTGAAGGAGGGGGCCGGTTTGCTACTGGTGAGAGGGGCGACAGTGACATGTATGAAGCCTCTGTTCCCAGCAAGGTTCCCGTGCAAGGGTTAACGAGCCAGCCCCCGAAACCTCATTTTGCCGCAGATCCAGTGTCCATGTTGTCCACAAAACGCTGGATGATGCCACCAAGAACATCCATGCGGCTGATGTTTTTCAACTCTGCGACAGATGTGATGAAACAATAATGTTGATGGCTAACGGTGATGGCGTGTGCCTCCGCTTTTTTACTCTGAACTGCCGCCTTTTGAGGCTTTGCCTTCAAACTCTTGGGCCTGCCCACCTTCCGCTTGGAGATGGTGATCTCGGGGATTGACTCTACTACTGACTTCTCAAGCATATTGCTCTCCATTGGTTAAGATCCCTGTGGCCGTTGTTACGGCTCTTGGTCTGAATCACTTTGTGAGCCGTAGAGTTCCTCTGGACTCCGCTTGGCTCTCACATGTAGCCACTGATGATAATCTGCGACTGTTGGCATGCAGGTGGCCACCAATGTCCTGAGCCAGACTTCCCAGATCAGGTCTTGACGATCACACCATTCCTCAAACTCCCTCATCATCTTGTCTTCATCTTCCATCTGGCGCTCCTTTAAGATTTTTCACCCAAAGGCCCCCCTTCCCCAGAGGAGACAATGGGTGGCTTTCACCGCCTTGCGGCATCTGCATGTTTCTTTCGAAACCCCTCGGCTTGCAGATTCGGCCAGCCGTCCGGACTGTAGGGTAGTTGCCCTTGCTTGCGCTACCGGATAACCCTTTTCTTCCACGCAGTCAGGTTGAACTCTTGCTGTCGTGCGGAGTACGGTTATCGTAGGCAACAAAAAAGCCGCTTGCAACTGCGATCCGGTAGCAACCTTGCCTGATGGCTCTCCCACTGAAAGCATCGGGTAAGGCGGATCGCATGCACAAGCGGCCTACATTTGTTGTTTGCTACGACAACACTGCGGATTCTGCCAGAACTTTTTTATCTGTCAATACACCTGTTACAAATTTTTTCTGAGCGGATGCGGATTGACTTCAGCGGCAACCTTGGCATTGGTGTTTAAACAATCAGGCGGAGGCTCATGTGGTGAGCCTGCTGCGTGCGGGCCGAAAACCGTTTACACTACACCTGCATGCTTCTCCGGTGTGCCTGCTTCACAGCAGTTGCTTCTCTCCTTTCCCCGCCCCGCGCGGGGTTTCTTTTTGGGAGCGACATCGTCCATCTTCTCGATGATGATCTCTGCCCGGGGGCGCTCAGGGTCAAGACCCCAGTACAGGTGGCGCTCCTTAACCTGACGGTCGTTCTCATAGACCAGCCCCTGCATCAGGTCGAGGATCAGGGAGTCATCCAGATCAGGCCTTCTGGAGGCGTAGTAAATCCACATGGTCACCTTCAGGTCGCCCGACATGAGAGGGGCGATCTCTTTGCACTGTTGTTTAAATACAACAGCATAGCCTCGTGCTTTGTCAGACTTGATAAGTCTTGGCATGTTGCCGAAGCGAACCATCTTCCTACTGTTGGCCTTGCTTGCGGGCTCACCAAAAATAATCATTGATAGTGATTGCAATTCGTTTGGAGTATCGCTATCATTCGTAACCATAGACGCTTTCAAGGATGTTTATGAAGATCACCAACAAGTTTGATGTGCCACTGCCATTGGTAACTCTGGCCTCCAAGGAATACTACACCAAGGGGGCCGCGCAGTACAGCGTGACTGAGTTGATCAGCCCTCCAAAGATCAGGAGGTTGCGCGAACGTCACAACGAAGACATTGAGCAGGATGTCGCTGACATGCTCTGGCAACTGCTGGGTTCAGCCCTGCATGTGGTTATGGAGAGAGGGGAGACCGCTGGGTGGAAGAAGGAGGAGCGCCTCTTTGCAAAGATCAACGGCGTCACCCTGTCTGGTCAGATCGACCTCCAGCAGGAGACCGACAAGGGCATCGTGATCTGGGACTACAAGTTTACCTCCGCATGGGCGGTGATGAACGACAAGGTTGAGTGGGAACAGCAGTTGAACATCTACAAGTGGCTGGTGGAGCAGACCGGCAAGAAGGTTGTGGGCCTGAAGATTTGCTCCTTCATCCGCGACTTCAGCCGCCACGAGACCAAGGAGAACTACCCCAAGGCTCCCATCCATGTCATGGACTTTCCGATGTGGGACAGCCAGCAGACGCAGGCCTATATCGAGGAGCGGCTGGAGTTGCACCGCGATGCGAAGGTTGATTCAGATTTGGGGGAAGACCTGCGGGACTGCACCCCAGAGGAAAGGTGGATGTCGGACACGACATACGCCGTCAGGAGGGAAGGCAGGAAGACTGCCATCCGTGTGTTTAAAACTATCGAAGAGGCCAATGAACTGGCCGAGAAGGAGAAAGGCTATGTCGAAACAAGACTCGGAGAACCCAGACGTTGTGTCGGTGACTATTGCGGGGTCAGCCGTTGGTGCAAACAGCATCAACTCTGGAAGGCAGGATTCCATGAGTCAGATTGATCTTCTCAAGGTCAATGTCAACGAACATACCGAGAACAAGCAGGGGCTGACCTACCTGTCTTGGGCGTGGGCTTGGGCTGAGGCTCTGAAGGCCGACCCCCATGCAAACTTCCAGATTCAGATGTTTGATGGCAAACCGTATCTGGAGATCAACGACACCGCGATGGTGTTCGTGACTGTGTGTATGTTCGGCAAGCCGGTGACCTGCTTCCTGCCTGTAATGAACGGGGGTAACAAGCCCATCACATTCTCCGGGCGGGAGGTTCAGACCCGCAACGGCAGGATCATCGAGAAGATTGACTCCTTCAACGTCAACACCGCCATCATGCGTTGTCTGACTAAAGGTCTGGCCCTGCATGGTCTGGGCCTGTACATCTACGCTGGTGAGGATTTGCCCGAGGGCGATGCAGAGCCTGCCCCCACGGTGGCAGAGAAAAAGGCTCCACCAGCTATCAGTGAGCAGGACGATGCCAACGCCCGTCTGTTCGCCGAGGGTATCGAGCAGTACATGTTCGTGGCCACAACCGAGAAGGGCCTGCGTTCGTACTGGAAGGAGAACGAGGTAGCCCTCAACAAACTCAAGGAAACCCATCCCGCCCTCTACGAGGGCATTCTCGCCGCATTCAAGAAGACTGCGGCACAACTCAAGGAGAAGGCAAATGCCTAACTACCCACAAAAAACTTTCAAGCCCCACAAGGACTCGGGAAGCCTCAAGGCCTCCACGATCAAGAAGACAGAGAAATCTGCCGACTACTGGGGTGACATTGCCATTGACCTGAACGACAAGACCGCACTGAAGGTCGTAGACGGGCTGACCATTGTCAGACTGTCTGGCTGGAAGCGCAAAGGCAATGACGGCAAGATGTACCTGTCTTTGGCCGTGAACCGCTATGTGCCCGAGGAAGGCGGAGCAACGGGCCGTCCGCAGAAGGCCGAGGACTTCGGCGATGATGACATCCCCTTCTGATCATGGCCCTACAGTTTGAATGCCGCAAGGTCGCCCTCAAGCAGGATCGAACAGGCTTCATCCTGACGGTGGCCATACACCCTGACGAAATCCCGGAGGAACTCTTGCGGGACTTTGTCGGCTCCAGATACGGGTGTGCGCTGGTTCGCATCCAAGATGATGAATCTGCCACCCAATACAACAACCGTGTCCAAAAGGCAGGGATGTTGTGCCGAGACCACAAGTTTTGGGAATTCCTTGAATGCTCATCGGAGGAGGAGGCCGCAACGGAACTCTGCGCCCGATGTGGCATCAATTCAAGAACCGAACTTCATGGTAATGAGGAGGCCAAGGCCCACTTCGATGGGCTTTTGAAAGACTACGAAAACTGGCGGTATGACAACCTGCCATTCTGAGGAACAACAATGACAGCATCGACGTTTAAACCATTCATGGCTTACCTGTCACAGAAGGACTTGATCAAACTCAGGCGCTTCTCAAAACAGTCCAAGACCCCGATGGCGCAGATCATTCGGGAGGCGGTCGCCGCAAGGATGGCCTCTGGTGACCCATTCACCGCAGGATTCAACTCGGGGGTTGCCAAGTGCATCGAAACCGTGCAAAACATGAGTGTGGCGCAGATGAGGTTCCCCTCCGGCAAATCGTTCGCAGAGGTGGTCAAGGACGAACTTGAAAACCAACTCATTGCGGAGGCAGAGCATGAAACTGAGGGGGCAACGTAACCAGTGCCAAGGGTGCAAGGAATACTTCAACAGCAACTATGCGTTCGATAAACACAGAACCGGAAAGCACGGCGTTAACCGCCGTTGTCGGAGTCCTGAAGAGATGCTGGAACTCGGCATGCTCAAGAATCAGGCAGGGTTCTGGATATCGAGCGCAGGAATTTACCGAGGAGAAGACGATGCAAGTGACGAAACCGAAGATGGTGCAGAAGGCGGAGAAACTCAAAGCGCCGCTGCTCGACCCCACGTTTAAATACATCAACGCAGCCGCCACGGACGTTCAGTCAACGTGGCGCAAGTTCGGGTGGACCCCGCCAAGTGCGGTCAAGGAACGCCATGAAGCAAGGTGAGTCCATTCAAGACATCAGGATGATTGACTGGTACGCCGCCTTCATCCTGATGAAACTCAGCACACTGGACAACACCGCAGACTGGACTGCGTCTGAGGTGTTTGACAGGGCACAAGCAATGATGGATGAAAGAGAGAAGCGAATTGATCAAGTCAAACCAACCCGAGGCCAGAAGAATACTCAGGGATAACCCTGATGGCCTGACTATCAATGAGATGGTGCGCATGATGCCTCAGATACCCAATGAGAATGCGCTCAGACGCTGTCTGTCGAGAATGCCAGATACCTACATCGACAGGTGGGTTGGGCCGGTTCGTGGGCAGTACGAGGCCGTGTGGTGCGTGGTCATCCCGCCGCCAGACTGCCCAAAACCAACGAGACCGCTGCGGAGGCGATGATGTTTAAACATATTTTGTTGTGCGCTCTATTTGCTAGTCCTGCCTACGCAAGCCAGTTCTGGGACGGCAACAAGTTATTCAATGCCATGAATGGCAATCAGTTTGAAAAAATGCATGCGCTTGGCTATGTGATGGGTGTAATTGACAATGATGCAAACAAATCATTCTGCGCACCGAGCACGGCCACTCTGGGCCAGATGCACGACATCGTGAAGGTGCAGTTAGAAGGGCGACCAGAACTTCGCCATTTCAATGCTGATGTAATTGTGCGTGTATCGCTGGCCCGTGTGTGGCCGTGTGACTCCAAAAAGGGCAGTTCTTTGTAACCCGATACGGTGGCGGGATTTCCACCGGATTTCAGGAGAAAACGATGAGTGAAGCAATCAGGGCACAGGTCTATGAAATGACCACCTACGTGAAGGACGGGATAAAGTATGTCCCGCATTATCGAAACAGCAACATCTTTGTTGGGCCGGGGTATCCAAGACGTACCCAGAGGAGATACACAGAGATTGAATTGCAAGAGGCCGGGGCGGTCAGAACCCCATCTTTCCTTTGGTCAAGAGGCTTCGTTGGTGAAGTTTCTGACAAAAACCCTTAAACACTGGAGATTGAAATGAGAAAACTGTTTATTGCACTGATCCTTGCCGCCAACTTGGCCCCCAGCATTGCGTTTGCACGGGCCGGTACGCTTGTCCGGTGTGACTATGTAAGCACATCACAGGGCGGCAGGTACATTGGGACGTATTGTGTGGACTATCAGTGCAGCTACACCACCACCCGGATGTTCACCAGCTATTGCCCGTTCAGCATATGAGTATCAACACAGGTGGGTCAGCGTTTCCAAATTGGCCGGAATCGGCTTTCCCCAGCACATTTAAGTCATTCGATCCTGAGACTGGGCAAATACATCGTTGGGGCATGACCCTGCGCGACTACTTTGCGGCAAAAGCACTTCCGATGTTTAACGGCTCAGGCGACTTCAATTGGTCGGCTGAACAGGCATACAAAATGGCAGACGCCATGCTCAAAGCAAGGGAGCAGCCATGAACAAGCCGATGACAAAACAAGAATGGCTTTCTTACATTGAGAAGACATGGGATACCGCTCAGAGGGAAGCATGGGGTGAGACTCCGCGCAAGGGAGCAGGCATGAGTGACAGAGAAGCACTGGCCGAGCAGCCAGCACAACAGGACAACCCGCACCCGGAGTATTGCAAAGGCTATGCCGCCGGATTGGAAGCTGGGGCAATCAGCGAGAAAAAGTCAGTACAGCAGCAGGAGCCGGTGGCGATCTGCGAATACTGCGAGAAAGAGCGCCAAGTCATCCAAGCAGAAGGCAAGCCGTGGGTGGGGCTGACGGATGAGGAGCTTCATGGAGTTATTCGCGCTGGTGGATACGACAGCATGGAGGAATTCGCCCGCGCCATCGAAGCCAAACTCAAGGAGAAGAACACATGAACAGAAAAAGTTGCCCCAAGGGAATGGTTGACACTTGCTGTGAAGACTACGACAACTGCCCCACTAAGCATGACAAAGACGCCGAAATAAAACGCCTCAACGAAAAGATCGAGTTTCTTGCGCGAACCAATATGCTGTACAGCGATTGGGAACACCGCGAGACACAAGTTACAAGCGACCTTATTCGTAAAGGCATTGAGGCTACAAAAATCAAAGCAAGCGATGAAGCGTTGATGGAAGTTGCGCTTGAAGCCATCGAAGGTTTTATTCCATACCTTCCACTTGATGACACTGTTCAGATGGCCCGCTACGATCAAGCAATCAAAAGGCTGACGAAAAGACTCAAGGAGAAGAATGGATGACCACCCAGCTTGTGCGCGACATTATGAAGCTGGTGTCTGATGGCGGCATTGATCCCACTGAGATGCACTGGTTTGATGCGACCGGATGCTTTATGGATCAAAGCGAGGAGTCTCAGACACCTTTGCACGACAGCAGGCCACCTTTTCGCAAGTGCATGGTCTGCTGGGAAGGGCAGTCCAGAAGCCATCAGCGGATGAGAATGTGGCTACTGGTGGCGGGGGATGATCCAGAAGAGGGCATCGTGCTGACTGTCTGGAGGCAGCCAGCCACCCAGCGCCCGGTGGCGTCGCCCATCATGGTTTACCTCATCGACGATGGACAGATCAGATACGGCCCGATGGATGAGGGGGTTACGATGGACAAGACCGAGGCCGAGATGATCCTTGGGTTTGTCTCGGCGT